TTTTCAGGAAATATTAAAAATGTACCTGTTTTTGGACCTGTTGAAGGATTAATTTCGATTAATAATGTAAATGTAAATTTACCAACTGAAATTAAAACTCGTTGTGCTACTTCTCCTATGGAATCTCCATATGGAACGCCGTATTTTCCACCGACTACTAATGCATATACATTTCTTAATTTAGAATGGGTTTGGGGTGGAGATGAAGTTGGGTGGTCAAGAATTATTCCAATTCCTCCTAATGCATGTATTACAACTTCATGTGGAGTTTCACATTCAGTTCAATTAATGACGGGTTCTTTTACAGGAGGAGTATTTCAGAATAGCAATTTTACAGCTTATTATGAAAATCATAAAATTATTTTTGCAAGTCTTACAGGGTCATGGAATAGTTCTGCTTTAATAGGAGCTACTTGTGTTATTCCTATGCCTCAAATAACATATCCACATGTAACAGCTAAAATAAATGGATTATATGTTAACGGAACAGCATTAGGACTTTATACAATTTCAGCTTCTATTTCCGAATCTGTAACACAAAGTATTGATAGCGCAAGTTTTGTGGGTCAGTTTATAGATGGACCTCTAAATGGGGGTTATGTTACTCTTCAACTAACCGGAAGTGCTACTACTTCTAGTTTTGCTTATACTAGTAGTGTAAATTTTACATCAAGTTGTTTGCAACCGTTAAATGTAGAAAAACCATTTAGCATAAATATTGGAAATATGCAATCTGAATATAAAGCGGGAGATATTATTAAATTAAATATATTTGGGAGGAAAAAGTTTCCATTAAAATATTTTGGAATTTCTACACAGCAAGAACAGTACTTAGTTCCTGAATTCTTGCCTACATCGTCATATTATGCAATAAAAGATAATCAAACTGACGAAATTGTAATTAATTTCGATAATTATACACGTATAAGCTGTGCTTATCCAGAAGGTAATTATTTTCTTGTGGATACTACTTCTTTACCACAAGAACGTTATTATCGTGTTTTAATAAGAATTGAAAATGGCACACAAATTACGACGATTGATACTGGTAAAACATTTAAAATAACAAGATAAAAATATGGCCGATTTTTCTATAGATATTTTAAAATTTAAAAAGGACGGGACATATGAATATAAATTTGATAATATGGGAAATTTATATTTTAATAGTTCTTCCAATGATTTTTCACAAGTTTATTTGTCTTTACCTATATCTAATATAATTTATAATAATTCTAAAATTAAACAGTTTTATGACCCCAATTTTACTGAATTTACTCCACACATAAAAAAAGAAGAAACGGCGGACCAAATGGAATTTCTTACACAACAATTAAATCTTATTCAAAGAGAAAAGGAAGGTCTTCAATCACAATTAGATGCTATTGTAGCACAGAATACCAAACTTACAGAGGAAACGGGTCCTAATAAATTGGCAATTAAACAAGTTATTTTGGAACTCAGAAAAGCATTGGGACAAGGAAGAGTAGAGTCTGATTTTTCAGATACTTTTCCTTATACTCCAATAATAAAACCATCTTAATAAATTAACATGGATTATACATCATATAAATTAGTTTCCAATAATTCAAGTAGCTTAAATACAGGCTCATATTTGAATTCGACAGAATATTCCATGTTTATATCTGGATTTAAAGAAGACTTGTGGTATGGCCTATCTGAATTTGATACTATTGAAATTGGATTATGGGATAGAAAACAAAATCGACTTGGATGGGATATTATTCCTATGTCCAAGAGTTATAACACGGTAACTGTCTCACATTTTAATGCTTTAAATAATGTAGTTAGTTATTCATATCAAGAACTTAATACTGATTTTATTTTACATAAAACACAGGATTTATTAGTTGATACTCCATCTCAAGTATTTCAAACATTTAATATTCCTAGCGGAAGTTATTTTATCACTTATAATTTAACGCGGGAAATGGCGGGGTCACCCGAATTTCCACTTGTTATTAAAGACATTTCTCCTTCAAGAAAAGAATTAAAACTTTATCCATTATCAACTTTTAATGATTCTTATACAGCATTTTGTCAACACAAATTATTGATGAATGATGTATCTTCATTGTACGTTCAATCTTTAAAAAAGTGTCCATATGGTGACATATATAATAAAATTTTCCCTCTTTATCAGAAACAAATAGAAACAATAAAAAATTTATTCTTTATTTCAACTGATGGAGAGATGTTAACTTTCTTTAAGAACTTATATGAAGATTTTGTATTATATTCTTCAACGCCAATATTATCTGTCTCTGGTCTTAATATAGTGAGTCAAAATTTCATTCGACTCATGGGAATTAATACCTATTTTAATGATTATTTACTATCAAATTCGACAAAGATTGTAGATTTTGACACTATAGATAATAATTTTAAAGGATTGGTTTCGGCATCAGTAGAACGAAAATTTTCGGTGGCAGGAACATCTCCATCTGAAGAATACATAAAAGCTAAAGAATTTGTTTATGACTTTTTTACTAAATATTTCTATATTCCAATTTCAAATAAATTAAAAGAGGAATATAATGATAAATATTTTGGATACTTTAAAAATGCGTTGAATGTAGGGAATAATCGCTTGCTTCCAATTCTTAGCATTGGAATGATGGATGAACGAATAAATCCCGAAGACCCTTTTACATTATTAATTAAATTAAAAGATGAATTGCCATTTGATTTACCTATAAAAACTAATTGTTGGGTCTCTAATATTTCATTAGTTCCGTATATTATAAGTGCCATTATCCGGGAAGATGTACCTCAAATTGTACATACAATTGGACCTCCCAATTTTTATATTCCAATTCCAAATGCAAGTCTTACTAATACCAATATTTCTTACACAGCTAATGATTTAAAATTGGATGCTCAAACTGAGCGTAATATAATTGTTAGTAAAAATATTAATGAATTATCAGTAGATTATAGTGATTTTAATAATTTTATAGTCTTTTCATCCGCCGAGATGCGATTAAAAGTTTTTAAAAATAAATGTATTAATCTCTGTGGACTAAGTGCATCTTTAGAAATATTAAATAATAAAGCATCGGCTTTTTTAGCATCAAGTGGTAGTATCTATCCTTATTATGATAGAGAATATGCTTCTATTCAAGAACAAATGGATGATATTATAAATACATTTGATGGATATGAATCTTATTTGTATAATAGTGGAAAATACATTTATAAAAATAATTCGTTTGTTAGTGCCAGTTATGTTAATAGTCAAGACACATTAGCTATTCAATATGATAAAGATAATAGAGATAGTTTAATTAATACGTGTCCAGAACATGTCTTATCTAATCCCGAAAATGATAATTATATTATTTTCTTAACCATGATAGGACATTTTTTTGATAATATTTACATTTATATTGCCAACATGCCGTCTGAGAAAAAAATTGGCAATACTCCTACAAGTGAATTTACTCGTCGTGTTGTTGATTACATGCTTGAAACTTTTGGGTGGAAAGTAGATGATTCACTCGAACAATCCAATTTACTTAATAATTACTTATCTAATGAACAATTAGCAAATCTTAGCTCTATGTCAGCTGAAGAAAGGCTAAAAATAATTAGAAATCGCATTTTACAAATTCTTCCCCAAATTTATAAGACTAAAGGTACAGTAGAAGCTGTACGTCTTATTTTAGCCAGCTATGGAATTCCCGAAGTACTTCTAAGCGTCCGAGAGTACGGGGGGATTGCTTATAATGACCCCCATGCTTCTTATACTCTTTATGAAAGAGTTTATATGAGACAATGGGACACTTCATCAAGGTATGATTCATATGATTTACAGCTTCCTACTGGTTCACATACTTATATGTTTAAAATAAGTATAGATGGCGCTGAACCCTATACATATGAAAAGGAACAAATTCTTTTTGGACGAGTAGAAGATACAGACCGAGCTTCAATAAGCGGGTCGGGAGAATGGGCGGTTGGTTTTATACGAATTCCAAAGAAAAACTCAGGAAAAATATTTTTCCGCATCGGATATAAAGGGCAAGAAGCATTTAAGATGTATAGCCAAGAATTTCCATTATTTGATGGAAATATTTATAGTATTATTCTTCGAAGAAATTTTCCCGATGAAGGATTTGAATTTAATCCTAACTATGATTTAATTCCTGCCGAATTTGATTTAAATGTTAAAAGAAATGAATTTGGAAATCAAATTGTAAACTTAACTTCCAGTTTAATATGCTATGATTCTTCATCTAATGTACGTTTTAATCAAGGAGGTCGTCTTAAAATAGGAGGGTGGTTTGCAGATTGGAACGGGCAAGGATATACGGGATGCTTTGATAAATTTCAGGTATGGCGAGACCCAGTTCCCGATTCTAATATTGAAGATTATACAAACAATTTTAGTGCTTATAGTTTTCGAGGAAATACTTCGTTTCCATATGAATCTCTTTATTTCCGAATGCATACGGATTATCCGTTTAATCAAATTGATACGGGAAGGTGGGTAAACGGAAATCCATATTTTGCAATATCTTCTTCAGCAAAGTTATTAAGTTTATATGGAGAGCCTCATGCTAATGTAGATTATTTAATAAGTTCTATGGCATGGTCGGGTTCTACAAAAGTTGTAGATGGTTTATGTGGACCCGAATCTAAATCGGCATATCCTTTCCAATTTAAAGCTTTCGATTATCCTAGTACTTGGAAAATTTCAAAATATGGGCCAAATCGATTTCATAATGAAAAAACCCGGTTTGTATCACAATCGGTCGATGTTCGTTTTGATAATTTAGCACGTTCAACATATAACAATATTTCTATTACGGCCCCAGATTCCAACCAAATTGGATTTTTTGTTGACCCCCAAGATTTTAAAAATCGTGACATTGTTCGTTATTTTGGTGATTTTGATTTTATGGATACCATCGGAGACCCGGGGTATCAATATTCGGCAAGTTATACATCTTTAAAAATGTTCCGAAAGGAATATGCCAATAACCGAAATCAATATAGTGGAAGTCGTACTCTTTTTAATGAAATACTGACTTCCTATAAAATGTATTTTAATCGCTCAGTATTTGAAACTATTAAAAATGTCATACCCGCACGAACAAATGCCATTCTTGGTGTAGCTATTGAACCTACAATTTTAGAAAGACCCAAGTATCAAATTCGTCCTGTAACAAGTTCTATTGAATATGCATTGGATACTACTATAGATAAATATTTTAAACAAACATCTTCTTTGGTGAATATCAATGCTCAGATTGTTCCTTCACAATCAATGAATTTAAATGCGGGTTATGTTTTCTTACCCATACGAGATTATCCGGTGAATTATGGTGGAAATTATATTCAAGACCTTGCTGACCCATTTGAATTTGGTCATTTTGCTGGGGGCGTTCCTACTCGAACTATAGATTTTACCGGAAATCCTCTATATGGTTATGCTCCTTTAACAGTATATTTTAATAATGAGTCTTTTGGAGCTAGTAATTATAGCTGGGATTTTGGGGATGGCCAAACTAGCACAGAAAAGAACCCCGTACATATATACACAACGCCCGGTATTTATACTGTAACTTTAATGGGATATTATGGAAAATATGGATTGCATAAAATTCGTCAAAGTTATATAAAAGTAGTTGAATATAACATGAATGCATATTTTGAAGCCAATCCTACAGTTGGTATGGCTCCATTAGAAGTTAATTTTGATAATTTTAGTTTTAATGCCGATTCTTATCTGTGGGAATTTGGGTCTGCTTCTGTCACAAGTACCGAAATTTCACCCACTTTAATTTATTATAATCCTGGTATTTATAGTGTTAAATTAACTGCAACCGCACATGTACCAGGACCCGGCAGTACTCAAAATATTTATACGGCAACTCATGTTAGTTATAGTTATATTACTGTTAATGCTCCGCCACAAAATTGTAATGGACCTTATATGGAAAAATTTGAGGGTGGGAATTTTGGAGATAAATCATTTACTAAATTATATCTTTATTCATTGGGTTCTCTCACAACTCCAGTAACATTTAGTTATAATGTAAATAATAGTGCTTCCAGATATGTAGTTACTATAGATGGAGAAGTACAATTAGATACAAAATGGCTATATAGCGGAAGCGCTGACCAAACGGCAGTGGATAATATTAACGATGCTTTGTTACCATATGGTCCAAATCCAACACCTTCTTATTTATCGGCTTCTTTAACTCCAATTAGTAATGTTATTGAAACTCCAGGTAGTGGTACAATTTATTTTACAAAGAATAAAACTAATAATTTAACATATGTAAGTGTATATAATCCATTTAATACAACTTGTAGTTTTACGATGAGTTGTCCAACACCAGAACCGCCCCCATTTATTCCTCCGCCCTCAACACCGTGCGGACAAGCATTAGAAGTTCGTGGTGGAAGAAAGAAAGACCCGCCATATTATACCGATTATGTTGTACAACTTGGTTCTGGAACAGGAGTTGTAACATTACAATATAATTCTTTTACTATTCCTGATAGATTCCAAGTTATTTATGATGGAGAGATAAAAATAGATACTAAATGGGTGGGAGCAAATAATAGCGGATATAAAAAACAATTGACAAAATTGAAGTTATTGGGAGATAATGAACAAATACAAACTCCAGGAGGAGGGAGTGCGACATTTAAGAAAGAAACAAATTCAATATATGCTACACTTCGTATATGGTCACCATTAGACAATACTGCGTGGGAGGCTACATTAACTTGTCCACACTAAATATTAATTTATGAATGGAGAAATTGCTTTTAACATGTTTAAGGAAATACATCCGCTTTATGGAAAGTCGGAATTCCTGCTTAAACGATGGAAAAAATATACGATTTATGCTAAATCGGGGTCATATGTTCGGTCGGACAATCCTTCGCAAATTTCTATTTGTAGCAGTTCCATTCGACAATTAACAGCAACAGCAACTTATAATATACCAGATAGTCCAAAAGCTAATGTTTATTCTACTTGTTCTGTTTATTTATATGATTATGTAATAGTCAGTGATAAATGGTTTTTAAGTAATGTTTATACATCTAGTGCTCAAGATTCTACCCCTGCTTTAAATAATTATTATAAAGGTACGAATGACGATGGATTTCATGTATGGGAACATGAATCAAATACATGGCATAATAGTCCAAATTCTAAAATAAATAATTTTGTTTGGCGATATAATCCAGGAGCAAGTGCATTATTAAACCATCCAGTTTATGGATATTATGAACAATATAATCCACTTATCCCTCCGCCACCGTATAATGGAATGACAACCGAACAATATCAAGCATTAATGAAACGTCCAATTTATAGAGATGATGGTACATATTTTGAAATTGTGCGGGGATACCCCAGAAATCATTATATTCATAAGCGGGGTTATTTTTCTATGGAAAGATTTACAAGTTATGGACAAATAGGAAAAATTAATATATCTTCTTCATATCAAAGAGGAAGACAAACAGCTAATACAACTATAGGATTTAACGGAATTAGTGATGGTAGTGACCCAGTTCAAGTGGCACAAGTAACAAATATTAATCTTATTAAAACAGACAATATAATTTATCATTAAAAATTGTAAATTCAATGATACTTATAGATGAATACCTTTTATAAGATATATAATAATAAAAATATGGAGTATAATTTATGGCATATATTGATAATCAAACTATAACAGTAGATGCAATTTTAACACAAAAAGGACGCCAGCTTTTAGCAAAAAATGGAAATTTAAATATTACATATTTTGCGTTGGCTGATGATGAGATTGATTATACATTATATCAGCCAAATCATCCCAATGGAAGTGCTTTTTATGATATTGCTTTACGTAACACACCTATTTTTGAACCATTAACGGATGAAACCCAAACCATGAAATACAAGCTTGTTACTTTAAATCATGGTGTTACTTCTATCCCTGTTATTACTATTGCTCAAGATAAAATATTAGTAACAAAGGATTATGCCGGCGATATTATTATTAATCCTTCAACAAATCCGGCTTATAATTTGCAGGCGGGTTATACAGCCATTCTTGGAAATAAAAATGTTGGATTATTAATAGTTCAAAAAACAAATGCAATTAATACTGTTTCAAATGTAATCCCAACTTTTGCGGGAGACATTAATATTTCTAGTGCTCAAGTTGTTGTTGGAAATTCATTCCGTTTTGTACCCAATAGCGGATTAAATAAAACGACGACTACTAATTTAACAATTTATGGAAATGAATCGGGCGGAAGTACGGCAATTGAAGTTACCGTAACCGTTCCAACTCAAAAGTAAAAATATGATATTTAATAAATTTGACTCCAATCGAGACATAGTAGCTGGACGTACTACTCGTGTAGCAAGTGGATTTTGGCCAGATGGTTCCCCAAGTTGGGACCAAGGAAATTTTATCGATGATTTTTGGCGAATTACTGGTCCAGATACACCATCTCCATCGTACGGAACTTCACATTATGATGTTCGATATACCATGTATTATCTTAATGTATTTCCCGACGAATCTTCTTATGTCAATTATGACCCTTATTTTTCTATTGCATATGGAAATTTTTACGGAAATTTAGGAAGTGGGTCTTTTGAAACAGAAATTTCAGATATAGCCGCCTCTCCAACAAAAGCTATTTATACTCAATATAAAAATATTCTTTTAGCTAATTCGGATGTAACTGCTATATCCAATGGAATGTTTTCAATGTTAAGTGCTAGTACTACAACAGCTGCGCCTGATATTTGGATTATAAATTTTTCAGCATATAAAATGAAAGACCGGGTTGATGAAGGTCTATTACAATTAAATTTTTCGGGTTCTAAAGGCGTTGTAACATTGATAGATGATTCAATTTATACTACTCAAAATCAATATGTTTATCAACTTGTAACTGGAAGTATATCTAATCCTCCTAACAGTCCAACTTATGAAGGACTTGGTTTATTTTATCCTCAAGTGGGGATTGTAATTCTTAATGCTTCTTTATTAGCAAATCGAGTTGGTATTTCCAGTGGCTCGGGAGCAGGGCCGGGTACGGGAGGACCATGTGAAAATGAATCTTGGCCATATATTTCCGGAACATTACCAGGAGAAATTGACTACACATATAATCATAAAACTCTTTTTGCATCAATGAATGCGGCAAATGGAATGTTAATGAATGTTCGGAAATCAGAATATGTTCCCGCACGACATTATTTCATTCGAGTAACAAATCGAGATTTTAATTATAGTAATAATCCAACATATGTTTATGATGGAACTGATAAAACACATCCTAAAGGGCAAATTTATAATGCCGATTTTATTTCTGACCCCAGGACATATATTACTACCGTAGGTTTATATAATGATAATCACGAGCTTGTCGCTGTAGCAAAATTAAGTCGACCCGCTGTTAAATCGTTTGACCAAGAATTGCTTATTAAAGTTCGTTTAGATTTTTAATGTGTTTTTTATAAAATTATATGTAACAAATTTCCTTAAACATATAATACGAGGATATTTATACATTGAATGTTAAAACATATCAATTACCAAAATATTTTGACTACGCCGTTTGTTGCGGCTAAATCTCGAGCTTTATACAATATTCAAGGTGATGATGTAGTTATAACAGAGCCTAATATTTACTCCTCCGAAACTAAAGTATCTTTAGATTATGTTGATTATAATTTTGGGGACCCCATTCTTAATAGAGAGTGTAATATTGCATTAGAACAACAAGGAGATGACCCCATTGAATATGAAGAAGGAATAGCAGGATATAAAACTTTCAATTCTTCTTCCGATGAAAGAAATATTAATGGAACTTATAAAAGCCTGGTACATCGACAAATAAAAAATGCTTTTTATAATACTCGAAATAATCCTATAGAAATCTTCGGAGTTGAACATATTGATTTTCCATTAAGTAAAACTCTTCGAAATCTCTCGGACCACTTTAGAATGTTTTCTGTACCTAATAGTGTGTTTGGAGATAAGATAGAACCAAAAAGTGTTAAATTTTATGATAATCTCCTTGATGACCAAGTTATTATATTTGATGATGGATATCAAAATCTTATAGGTGGATATAATTTATTTTCAAAAATTCAAGAAGTAAGAGATTGGCTTATTGAAAATGAAATATATTCTGGTTCATCAGATTATTTTTGTCCAGTTTATGATTTTATACTTTTAACTGACCCCGTTGACGTTTATGCTGAACTCGGCGAAAATATTTTGTTTAGTGTAAGTGCAAGCGGAGCTCCCCGCCCCATTACTTTTCAGTGGTTTTCTAGTAGTTATGCCATGACCGACGGAGGACAAATTTCGGGAAGTACTGGACCAACGTTATATATTGATAATGTTACTTTTGAAAATGAAGGTACTTATAGTGTTCGCGCACATAATGCAGCTACTAAAGGAGCAACAAGCTCTATGGCTCATTTATATATTATTAGAAATCCTCCAATTATTAGTAACCCCAATGACGAATTTAAAGACATTGGCTCTAATTTTGATTTTTGTGTAACTGTTCTTGGCGGGTCATCTCCCATGTATTGGCAATGGCAATCAGGCAGTACTTTATTATCTGACAACGGTCATTATAGCGGAAGTAATACAAGTTGTCTGCGAGTTAATAATATTACTCTTGCTGACTCGGGAAGCTATCGGGTTATGGTTAGTAATATGTACGGTAAAGTTACCAGTTCTTGGGCTAATGGACATGTTAATATGAATATAGAACATTCGGCTCCAGTATCTATAGCATTTAACAGCGGGGATATATGGAACGCACCACCTTTCCCCGATTTTCCGCTATTTAATATAGGGTTTCAATACGGGAGTATAGATAATTATATAACTAAAGAATATGGATTATCAAGTGTAGGATTTTTATCGGGCAGTATTTTAGAAATTCCGGTGCCAGTATCTACACCAGAAGAAAATTCTATAGTATATTCAACTTTTTTAAGTGGTTCTGTTTTTGATACAATTGTACCTGAACCAGGAGGAAGCGATAGTCAATCTGTTACAAATATTTCATTCCTGAGCGGTTCTGTTTTTGATACAATTGTACCTGAACCAGGAGGAAGCGATAGTCAATCTATTACAAATATTACATTTTTAAGTGGAAATGTAAAATTAATTTCAATAGAAACTCCACAAATGAATGAAGCCAATGTAAATTGGTCAATAGGATTTAAAGATGGATTTATTACTTAATAACAAAGGAGATAAAAATGAATAATAAAAAATATAATGTGGGTTCAATAAAACAAACTCTCGGGGGCGCATTTAAAGTTTCAGTCGTTGATGCTAACGGAGAGGTAGTTTGGGAACAGCCGGAATATCAAAAGAATTTAATTTTAAATACTGGTCTTAATCAAGTAGCTTATACAGCTTATGCTGATATAATGAAATATGGTATTGTAGGAACAGGGACACGAGTAAATAGTGTATATGGAAATACATCAACTGTATCTCAAACAGGAACAAAAGTTACATTAATACCCGACGATTCTTTTGTTTCATTTACACAATCTTTGGCGGGTTATCCGGGGGGAACAATGGCGGTTGGAGATACTATTGTATTTGACACGCCTGAAAATGGAGTAAGCGCAGTCCAAGTAGTTGGTGGAATTGATGCAACAGAATGTACTGTAAATAAAAATGTAAATATTTCCACTACGAATTTTACAATATGGAAAACTTCACAGACCGGATTACAAGCAGAAGTTAAGAGAGCTGGGTCTGGAATAATTAACACAAATTTAGTAAGTGGTAGTGGTTTGTGTGGCTCTACGTGGAATGATAACGTTATGTCGATGACAAGAACATGGGATTTTACTCCGGAAGTATCTCCTGTTGATTATAAAGAAGTAGGAGTAGGATGGACTAGTGCCGTTGGAAATCCCGGCAATACTTTTAGCCGATTATTACTTCCAGTACCAGTACATGTCGACCCCGACCAACGAATACGACTGTCATATCAATTACAAGTATCGGTTTATCCCACCGAATCTATATCCAGGCCAGATGCATCTATTACAGGATGGAGCAATACTGAAGGGTCTGAATCAATTCAAAGAGTTGTTGCTGGTACCAAAGATTCTCAAGGTAGATGGGAAAGTACTTTATTATCTTATGTTATTTATAATGGAACTTCTTATGGAACAGCTACTTTAGAACCTTGTTCTATAGGATTAGATTGTTTGTTCTGGATATCTACCGACGCAACTCCGCTTCAAAGTTTTAATACGGCGGTGGACAGACGAACGAGCCTTAAGCCCGCCTTTCCTCTTATAACTGAATATCTTGGTGAAGTTATCACATATAAAAATGCTTATGTTTTAAATTCTTATACTATTAATAAATCTTCGACTTATGGTCAAGCCAATAGAAGTCAAATTCGAAGTATGGGATTTGGAAAAGGGAGTTTAACCGACAATCCTGCTCATCCTAATAATCAAGCGTTTTGTTTTGTATTTAATAATCCACAAGAAACATTTAATACACAAACATTAACAATATCTTATACATGGAAATGGGATAGAAGTTATGTCGCATAATATTATGAAAATTGAATTAGTTCTGAGTTAAATTTAACAAATATTTAATGAATAAAACCTAAGAATTTTTATATTTATAAGAGAAATTCTATGTATGCTACATCATTAACTTGGACTTATACTTTATCGGATAATACGGGATTTTTATTGCAACGGTCAATAGATTCGGGTTCGTCATGGACAACAAATTATACTTTAGATGCTACGGCATCTTCATATATTGATAATGATGTTTTGCTTGCCCATACGTACTGGTATCGTATTGCTGCTATAAATAAGTATGGTACTGGAAGCTTTAGTGACACAGGAAGTATTTTTATACCTTATGGCATTCCCAATCCTCCGAGTGAATTAGAAGTTTCAAGTGGTTCGGCTATTCTTAGTTGGACGCCGGGGATTCCTGACCAAAATCATTCTATACAAGATTATTACACCATACGAAAATCTACTGATGGAAATATTTTTTCGGATTTTAATGTTTCTCTAGTAGATAATTTTACTGACGAAGATGTAACAAGCAGCCCGGGAGGAAATACCTATTGGTATTCGGTTGCCTCCGTAAATTCGGCGGGAACATCTAGTTTTAGTAATACAGCAAGTATTACATTTGTTTCACCAGAAAATCCAATTGAACCCTTGAATGAGCCTCCCCAAGGGATTCCGAATATTTCAGGAAGTATAGTTTTAGAGCCTTCTTAATTAAATATGACAGCTATTATTATTAATTGGAGCTACGAATTAGAAGATAATAATGGATTTTTATTACAAAAATCTACAGATGATGGTGATTCGTGGGTAGATTTACCAACTACGGGTCTTCAATATACTTATACAGATGAAGATGTTGAAATTGAAAATACATATTGGTATCGAGTAGCAGCAACAAATGAATATGGAACTGGGTCTTTTAGTGCCAAATATTCTGTATATTTAAGCAGTCCATCCATTGTAACAGTATATTTAACCGTTGATGCTAAGCCAGATATTAAGCCATTTGATGGTACTACTATTTCAACACAAACCCCAAAACATCATCCGGACCCCGAATATTATGGGGATGAAGCTTCTTTCGAACAATTTTTTGATTCGTCTTTAGTTGGGGATGACCATGATATTTATCCGGAAGGAGAAGTTACTTCTAATACTGGAATTGTATATGATATAACTTTTAATGAAAGTTCGGGGTCAATTACAGGTCCTTCAACTGAATCAATTGATACAGAAAATTATATTCTTATTCCTCCAAATACTGACCTTCCATATAATGAAGATTGGTATATAGATGTTCAATCCATTTCAAGTGGGAGCAACGGATTTATAACTATAGATATGCTTCCTGAAGAAGAAAAATATATGGTTATGAAATCTATGAATGGAACAAATTGGGAAAATATTGGAACTGCTCTTTATTTGCCATTAACTATGGTATATGGAAATGGGGTTTATGTAGGATTTAATGCGCCTGATAATGAAACAAACGCTCAGTGGTCTAATGATGGGGGTGAAACGTGGAATTTAATTACTATTCCTACTGATGAATTTATTTGGGATGCGATTTATGATGGTTCTCGATTTATAGCATGTGGAAACAACGGAACGATAATTACATCTTCAAATGGAATTGAATGGGGGTTAGAATCTACCGGGGTTTCGGACTGTGCATTCCGAATTGCCTTTAATGGTTCAAGATATGTAATTGTTGGTCCGAGCATCTATGGAAGTCCTGGGGGGACGGGTCTCATATTAACTTCTACAGACCTTAAAACATGGCAATCTGTATATCCATTCCCTGAACCTACAACCAATGCTTATTTAGGTGTGGCTTATAGCCCGTCTCTTAATATGTTTTTGGCCGTAGGAGAAATGGGAATGATGGCCTCTTCGGGAGATGGCATTGACTGGACTGATTTAAATCAACTACCTCCTATATATGATAATGATATTACAGGAGTAACATGGAATTCGGCAAAAGGTCATTTTGCTGTTAGTAATCGTACTGGTTATATTTTTACATCACCCGATAGACTTGTTTGGACATTAGATACAATTAATCCTCATATTGAATATAATGGGTTATATTACAATTATATAAAAAGATTAATTTATGATGCTTCACTTAATAAAATTTTTGTTTTAGGAAGCATTCCTGTAACATAATTTAAGTCCGATATGTATAGACGATAATTATGTATGTTAAAGCTAAAAATGTAAATTACGGATACGCTGTTACTACTTATGGAGATTATGTTGTAGTTTCTAATCCTAATCTTCTCCGGTGGGACCGTGCCACGGCCAGTATAGAAGAACGTACGGGGTCGGTGGATGTATTTCTTTATAATAAATCTAAAGATGAACATGATTATGTAGGTACTATATATCAATTATGGAGAGAATTTGATGTTAGATTAACTACTGAAAAAAATAACCCAATTTCTGCTTCGACGCCCATTTCAGCAGAAAATTCTCCATTGGTTTTTTATCCAGAATATAACATTTGTATTGATAAAGACCTTTACACTGCATCTCTTGAAAATGGGTTTGGTGTTTCTCTGGATATGTATGAAAAATTATTGGTAGTAGGAACGCCGTATCTTACAGAAGTATGCCAAACATCAGCCAGTTTTATTACCGCTTCTTGGGCCATGACCGAAGTCTATGATTTAGCTCGTACGGAATGGACTGCAAAAAGCAGCAGTGCTGCGGCTTTTATTATTGATGACCCGGATTTACACTCGTCCCTTGTAGAAACGGGGTCTTTTGGCATGGCAGTATCTATTAATAAAGATTGGATTGCTATTGGAGCTCCATATTATAGTGCATCAAATGGAGCCGTTTATTTATACAAAAATGAATCCACAAATAATAATTATTCTTGGTCATTGTTTCAAAAAATAACTTTAACAGATGGAGTTGATAAGTCTCAATTTGGATGGAGTTTAAAATTAAATAAATACGAGGGACCTCACAGTTATAGCTTAGTAGTTGGATGTGGAAATCCAATGAGTTCTAAAGCTTACCTTTTTGAATATGTTAATAATACATGGATACAAACTTATGTATTTCGGCCCGATTTGAGTGTTTATCCCATGACATTCAATTCCAAATATATTCCTCAGCCTGATAATATTACCATGAATGTTTATAATGGATTTGGATATTCAGTAGGAATTTATGGAGATACGGTTATAGTAGGAGAACCTTATGACCGTATGTTTTATGAATATAACGGGTCAACATTATATCAGCAGGGGTCTGCGTATATTTTTGAACGGTGCCCGCCTGAATTAGAAGGATGGGAACAAGTTTTAAAGACTTATGGAACACCAACTACTCTTTACAATAATCGTATGGGGTGGTCTGTGGATATATTTAGCGGAAGTGCTATAGTAGGCATTCCAAAATTAGATGTAACCAGCAAGGATTCGTGTTACATTGAAGGAACTCTAAATCAATTACGATATTGTAGTTCTGAATTAGAAAATATACTTTGTGGGCAAGCTATGCTTCTTCAAAAAAACACTGGGTCAGGAATATGGGAAATTACAAATGTTTATCAGAAAAAGAAAAAGTATCTAAGTCCATATCGAGAATATGGGTTTGACGTAGAAATTGCAGATTTTTCAATGGTTGTAGGTGCTCCAATGTATCTTTGTGATGAAAATCGGCTGATAAATATTGAGGTAACTCATAGCTCTAATACAGATTTAGATGATATTACAGGAAAAGCCTATATTTATAACTTTCATAATCTTCGAGACACTTTTCATGTAGGTAATGTTTTTTATAGAAATGGAAAATTCATTATTATGACTTCGGGGTCTGTATTTGATGGTTTATTTTATTCTCCTATTAATACTTACACCTATGAATATGATTTAAGATTTAAGAGTCAACATACAATTCATGAAAAACAAATTATTTGTACGGTTGAGCCGGGAGAATTTAATGTAAGTCAAAATCCAACAGCTATTGTGAATTCATATTCTATATTTGATATTAATAAAAATGGAAAATTTGATTTTCAAGATGCGGATGTTATTTTAAGTTATATGCAATATAAGAATACGGCTATACTTGGAGTTCCTGTTTCAACTGATTGGAGCTCTTCTATTGTAAAGTCGGATGATGAAATAAGCTTACTTAATTATTATAAATCTATTACTAATAATACGGTGACTGCACAATTAATTAGTGAAAGTTTGTTGCGTTGGGAAACAATAGATACAGAAATGCAATTTATTTTAGACCTTAATGAAGATTCTCGTATTGATTATCGAGATATGAATATTATATGGAAATATTTTTCTAATCGTTTAAATCAAGAAAATTATTCTACATATATTACGCCTGCTTGTCACCGTCGTTTTTTTAATGATATTATGGATTATCTTAATGGTTTAAGTCAAAAACATACTAAGCCTGCAATTAAAAGTAATTTTTTAGATTATGAACGTTTAACGGCATTTGATAAAACCGGCTCATATTTAGCTCCAATGGTCACTACAATTGGACTTTATGATGGGTTAGAATTGGTAGCTGTCGCCAAATTAGGAACGCCCATTAAAATAACACCCGAATTACCTATAAATTTCGTGGTGAAAATGGACTTTTAATTATATTTATATTTGATGAAATCAAATCCCGCGTTTGATAAGACGTGTGATAAAAATGTGACCTATAAAAAATATTTTTAAGAAGAATAATATACATTTAGTATAAAAAGGAATATTAATATGCCAATACCTAATGAAAGACCATCATTAACAACTACTCTCGACCAGAGATATGCACGGCAACATGCGGGAGGCGCATTTGAAGTTAAGGACGTTCTCGGACCGCCCGGCGCAGTACCAATCCCCGGACAAGTAATTGATGCTGCTAGTCAAAACGGAGCTATCTTCCAAAATCCTAATGGATTTCAAGTTAAAATGATGCCACTCGTATCTCAATTAAGAGATGTTCAAGCAGGAAATAGTAGCCTTTCACTTTATATTCAAGGATTAGATACAAGAAAATATCACGGATAAAATTATTTTTTTAAATAATGAAGGTTACAAATAAAGTGATATATAAATGAAATCGTTGGGATTAGATTTATCATGTACTACGTGTGGATTTGCTATAACTGAGAATAAAAAATTATTAGATGCTGGATTTTTTGATATATCTAAATTTGAAAGTTATAAAGATAAATCTAAAATTATTATAGAGGGATTGGGGGGGAAAGAATTTCATCAAATTATTGTTGAAGAAACTTTATCTGGTTTTGTTTTTGGAAAAACTTCGCAACAAACTCTTTTGAAACTGGCAAAAAATAAAGCTGTTATTTGTTATATTTTAGAGGAACATTTTCATCTTCCAATAATTTATGCTAATGCCACGACTATGCGAAAACAACTATTTGGAAAAAGTCGTATTAAAGGAATCAAACCCAAAGAATATGTAAAGCAACAAATCGAGGAAAAATATGATATTACTCCGTGGATAAAATTAAATCGTAACGGAGTTCCAGATAAAAGAATGGAAGATGTTTATGATGCTATTGTTGCTTCGTGCTATATTTATAGTACGTGAAAACGGTACAAATAATATGTGACAGATGTGACAGAGAAATTAAAGGAACAATAAGTCTCTGTGCTAAAACCGGAGTAATAATTACAAACGGTTATTATATTGTATCAGAAGGAAATTGGAAAGATTTCCGTCGAGATGATGAAGAATACATATGTGAAGAATGTATGCATTCTGACCCAAAATATAAAAGTTTATACAATTCATGAAGGCAGGATATCTTTATATAGTTACAAACGATGCATTTCCAGGATTTGTTAAGGTGGGATGTACTGAAAATTTAAATTCGCGTCTTCGTGCTTATCAAACTTCTGACCCTAACAGAGGATATAAAATGGTTTATAATATTGAACATCCCGATTGTTTTGCGGCTGAAAAGCGTATTAAAGAATCTATGAAGCATTTTGCTTTTTCTCAGAAAAATGAATGGTATGAAATTCCATTACATATGGCTATTTCACGGTTAGAAGAAGAAGTTGAAGAAGCAAGATTAAAATAAAGAGTATAAAAAATTGATGTTTGACGTGTGATTTAGTAACTTGTGCCAAAAATGGTACAATACGAATTAGAAGTTATTTTTAATAAATTATTTGGGCAAAAAGCTAGGCTCCGAAAAGATGGAGCTCAACTTACTTATCATTGTCCCTTTTGTGTTGATAAAAATCCCATAACACGCAAATTGGAAATTGCTGTTAAAGGACCACGTATTGGGGCATATCATTGTTGGAGATGTGACACCAAAGGAGTTTCTTTTGGTACTCTTCTTAAAAAGTTACAGGCTCCGCCTTTTTATTGGAATGAAATTAAAAAGTTACTTCCTGAAATTAAGCTTACACGGTATTCTCAAAAAGAAAAGAAATTAAATTTTTTACAACTTCCGCCCGAATTTCACCCCATGTATAAGCCTAAAAAAAGCATAGAATATAGAAATGCAATGGCATATTTAAAAAAACGGGGCATTATACAAGAAGATATACTTAGATATAATATTGGATATTGTGAAGGCGGAGAATATGACCAACATATTATTGTACCTTCTTATGATGCTCAAGGCAATCTTAATTTTTTTATAGGACGGCGTTACTATAATGCCGAGGGAGTAATTCCTCATAAAAAACCCAATGTCTCAATGGATATTGTAGGATTTGAATGTTTTATAAATTATCGTGAACCCCTTACTTTATGCGAGGGGGTTTTTGATGCTATTGCGATTCGAAATAATGCAATTCCTTTATTTGGAAAATATCCTTCTGCAACACTTCGTACTAATATGAATCGATATCATGTTAAACGGGTTAATATAGTTTTAGATTCAGATGCAGAAGCGGATTCAATTAATATATACAAACGATTACATAAAGAAGTACCTGAAATTGAAATTCATATTATAAAATTAAATGAAAAAGACCCTTCTACAATTGGATTTGAAAATATTCATGCACTTATTCAAAATTCCAGAGAATTTGATGAAACAGATTTATTAAAATATAATTTACAATTATGAAAATACCCCCGGATTTTTATATACCAATTCAAGTTACTCCGATTTATTCGTTTTATTACGGTCCATATATGTATTTTCCCAATAAAAGACAACCAATAGAAACGGCTACTGTTATTGTAAAAGAAGATGAATATCAATTTTGTGTATGGTCATCAGAAAATATGGGAGCTAATACATGGAAAAGTAATAATATAAAAGAAGATAAATGGAAACGAGGATATATTAATACTCCAAATGACCCCAGAAAAGTTGAACGAAGAGGTCGTATAGGGGAATTGGCATTTTGCAAATTAACTGGTACGGCAGTTGATTTTCGAAATATTTCCGGCGGTGATGTTTTCGGAGATACGATTTATTTGGGAAAAAAGACTAATGTTAAGAATCAGTCTAAACCATACGGAGTAGGGCAAGTCCGGCATCAAACCGGATATGGAAAAACTTTGCCAATCAGACAGGATTTATATGTTTTTGGATGGACCGAATCTGAAGACCGGTCTCGGTGTGTGGCCACAGTCAGATTTTGGGGAGCTTCGACAAAAAAAATGATTGAACAATCTCCCATAGTTAAAAGAAAATGGGTTAATTATGAAATAAATTATGAATCTCTTTTACCAATCAGAAACTTATTAAAATTTCAATATAATTGACAAATTTTTAATTTCTGTTATACTTCTCTCAAATGAATAATTTAAAATCTAAACTAACGCCAGTTCGTTATCCCGGCGGAAAATCTAATGCCATTAAACATATTGATAAATATTTTTTAATGAATTTTAAAGAATACCGAGAACCTTTTTTTGGTGGAGGTTCGATTGGACTATATTTAATGCAAATGCATCCGGGAAAGAAATTTTGGGTTAATGATTTATTTTATCCGGTTTATTGTTTTTGGAAAGTTCTTTATGAACATCCAAATCAAATGGTAAAAAAAATACAAAGTATTAAGGCAAAATACATTGTTAAGGATGATAATATAGTTCAACGACTCCCCGATGGGAAACGAATACCATCTAAAAGCGCACAGGCCGGGCGAGAACTTCATTTGGAAGCTCGTAAAAAAATTGAAGAAAGCATTGACCAAAAAGAAGAATTTGAAACGGCTTGTTTGTGGTATATTTTAAATAAATTGTCTTACTCGGGCATGTCTATGATTGGGTCTTATGCGCCGCTCGCATGGGACCAAAATTTTACAGATAAATGCATTTCCAATCTACCTGAAACTTCAAAATTATTAAATACTGTTAAATTTAATATTACTAACGAAGATTATAATCTTTTACTTATAGAACCCGGAGATAATGTATTTATATTTTTAGACCCTCCCTATAAAATCCCACACAAACTTTATGGAAAAGAAGGTAATCTTCATGAACAATTTAATCATCAACGATTTGTGGAAAATGTAAAAGAATGTTCTCATAAATGGATGATTACTTATAATCAAGATAAAGATATTGAAGAATGGTTTTCTCAATATCATCAATATCCGTGGGAACTTCAATATACTATGAAAGCAGCAAAACGCACGGTTGATGGAAATTTAGCTTCTGAAAAAAATGTTGATATCACTACCATTAAGAAATCAGGAAAAAAGGGTAAAGAATTATTAATTTGGAATTATGATACATATTCTTAAAACAAACATTGAAAAGTTTACTCATGTATTACAAATAGCAGATATTCATATTCGTTTAACTAAACGGCATGATGAATTTAAAGAAGTATTTTCTAAGCTATATAAAGAAATAGAGAAGACTCCTGCATCTACAATTGTGGTTCTCGTTGGAGATGTATTTCACTCGAAAAGTGACTTATCTCCCGAGAGTGTAGAAATGGCATCCAATCTATTTAAAAATATTGCTAATTTAAGACCTTTAATTCTTGTTGCGGGAAATCACGATGCTACTCTATCAAATAAATCCAGATTAGATAGTTTGACTCCCATCGTTGATGCTCTTAATCATCCCAATTTGTTTTATTTGAAAACTACAGGATTATATGGAATTCGAAATGTTTTATTTAATAATATGGGGGTATTTGATACTCCTTCGAATTACATTTTGGGAAAAAATATTCCGGCGATTTATAAAAATCAATATGAACATATCATTGCTTTATTTCATGGAGCCGTAGATAAGGCGTCTCTTGAAACGGGATATTCAATTAACAATCCTGCCATCAATAATTCTTTGTTTGACCATCATGATATTGCAATGTTAGGAGATATACATAAACATCAAAACATGCAAAATTATGACCCCGACAATTTCAAGCCATGTATTCATTATGTGGGAAGTTTGTTACAACAAAATCACGGAGAAAGCTTGCGGGAGCATGGGGTTTCTTTATGGGATTTACAAACGAGAACTTATAAATTTATAGAAATACCAAACAATTATGGTTATTTTACAGTTGAAGTTAAAAAAGGAGAATTAATTACTGATTTAACTGATTTACCAAAAAATGTTCGTCTTCGTATAAAAAGCTATGAAAGCATTATTTCAGATATAAAAAAGGTTTTATCTGATATTAAACTGAAATCTCAGGTCATTGAAACTTCTTATGTTCGAATGGACCAAGAAAGAGATAAAAAAGATGTTATTCCTCTTTGTAAAGATATAGTTCTTACTGATTTATCAAATATTGATTATCAAGAAAAATTATTGGCAGAATTTTTAAATAAGAAATTAGAAATAACAGACCAATCAAAAATTGATTCTATTTTTAAAATTAACCGGGATATTAATCAGCTTATTAAACGAGATGAATTTTCTCGTAATTTAAAATGGAAACCTATTCGATTTGAATGGGATAATATGTTTTCTTATGGAGAAGGAAATGTTATTGATTTTACGGATATGAACGGAGTTTATGGCATTTTTGGTCCAAACCGCTGCGGAAAATCGAGTATTTTGTCATCTATCATATTCTGCTTATTTGATAAGTTCGACCGTGGATATAAAGGATTGCATGTTCTTAATGTTCAAAAAGAATCTTTCCGCTGTAAAATGGAGTTTGAAATTTCGGATGTACGTTATTTCATTGAAAGGAAGGGGACATTAACCCGTTCGGGTAATGTACGGGTTGATGTAAGATTCTGGAAAGTTGTTAATGGAGTAGAGGAAGATTTACAGGGAACTGCGAGGAGAGATACCAATGATATTATTCGTGATTACATTGGAACCTATGAAGATTTCATTATTACAGCAGCATCATTTCAAAATGCCAAAAACCTAACGTCATTCATTGATATGACCAATAGTGAACGCAAAGATTTGCTTGTTCAATTTATTGGACTTAATATATTTGACCGGCTTCACGAATCGGCGGGCGAACGTAATAAAGAGCTAATAGCAATTCTTAAAACTCATAAGGATAAAAATTATCAGATTGAATTGCAACAGAATGAATCTGCGCTGACTCATGCTGAAGAACTATTTGCTTCTGCTAATCAGCAATCTGAAAATTTAAAAAAACAAATTGATAGATTTAATGAGCAAATTGTAGCAGCTACTTCTAATTTTATCAAATTAGATACAAGCGTTCCATCGGACCTTACAATATTAGAATTACAGCGAGAAAAAACCGAAAAAACCATTAAATCTAAAAATCAAGATATTATAGAAATTCAAAAGTCTAATAAAGACCAAGAAAAACAATTAGATTTAGTGAATGCCGAAATTATTGCATTAGAAAAACAAGACCTTGAACAATCTCTTAAAAAATACAGAGAAATTTCTAATAAAATTTCTTCGGAAAAACAAAAGATAGAGCTTAAAAAGGCTGAAGTGAAAGTTAAGCTTGAAAAAGTAGCGCGTCTTGATAAACATGAATATGACCCCAATTGTAAGTACTGTGTTAATAATGCATTTGTTAAAGATGCCACTAAAGCCAAACGAGAATTAGAAGATGATAAAAAAGAAGCCGAACAAATGATTGAAAATTTAAAAGTATTAAATTCTGAGTTTGAAAAAATAGCATGGGTAGAAAAATCTTACGAGACTTATACTAAATTATTAAATAAACGCGGAATCATTAAAGATACTTGTGATAAATTAAGTAAAAATATTATTGTTATAACTAATGAGCTTGAACGTCTTGATATTGCTCTTAAGAATATTAATCAACAAATTGAAATTTATCATCAAAATAAAGCGGCAGTAGAACATAATACAAAAATTCAATCAAGAATTAATGATTTACGTAATATGATAGATAAGATAAATGTTCAATTTCAAGCTCAACAACAGAAACTAATGGAAATTTCTGGTAAGAGAGAATTGTTCAAATCAAATGTTAAAAGAATTAAAGAAACTATTAAAGAAGTAGCTGCCTTAGAATTGGAATCGGAATCTTATCAACATTATTTTACGGCGGTGGGGCGAGATGGTATTCCATATCAAGTTATTTGCAATACGGTTCCTGAAATTGAAAAGGAAGTAAACTCTATTCTAAGTCAAGTTGCAGATTATACTATACAATTTGAAACTGATGGCAAAAATGTAATTCCCTATGTTGTGTATGAACATGGACGTTGGCCAATAGAATTAACTTCTGGATTTGAACGATTTGTAGCAAGCGTAGCCATACGAGTAGCTCTAACTAATTTTTCAAACCTTCCCAAATGTAATTTCTGTGCATTAGATGAAGGGTTTGGAACTCTTGATTCAGATAATTTGTCTTCTATGTTTTCTTTGTTCCAGTTTTTGAAAAATAATTTTGATTTTATTTTAATTATTTCTCATCTTGATGCATTGAAAGATGCTGTTGATAAACAAATAGAAATAACTAAAGAAGGCAATTTTAGTAAATTAATATTTGAATGATAATTGAACGGAAAGTAATTAATCGAAAATTAAAAGAAAAATATAGAGGGCGATTTTATTATACAGAAGGGGAATGTTTTTCTCGTAATAATATAGAATGTCCTACTATATTTCTTAATAAGATTATTTGCGGAGATAGTGAACAAGTATTAACAAAAATACCATCTAATACTATTGATTTGGTATTTACATCTCCCCCATATAATTTTGGACTCGAATATAAAAATAACAAATCGGATGCTAAAAAATGGGAAGATTATTATACTAAACTCTTTAAAATTTTAGATGAATGCATTCGTATTTTAAAATATGGGGGGAGACTTATTATAAATATTCAGCCTCTTTTTTCGGATTATATTCCTACTCATCATATTATTAGTAATTATTTAATGGGAAAAAAACTTATATGGAAAGGAGAAATTTTATGGGAAAAAAATAATTACAATTGTAAATATACTGCGTGGGGTAGTTGGAAAAGTCCTTCTAATCCGTATCTTAAATATACGTGGGAATTTATTGAAATTTTTTGTAAGGGAAATTTAAAAAAAGAGGGAAAAAAAGATAACAGCGATATTAGTGGAGAAGAATTTAAAAAATGGACGGTAGCTAAGTGGAATATAGGGCCAGAACGAAAAATGAAAGAATTTGGACATCCTGCCATGTTTCCCGAAGAATTAGCCACACGAGTTATAAAATTGTTTTCGTTTAAAAATGATATTGTGCTCGACCCATTTAATGGTACAGGAACAACATGTGTAGCTGCTAAAAATTTAAATAGAAATTATATTGGAATAGATTGTTCCAAAGAATATTGTAGTATAGCGAAACAACGATTAAAAATATGTTAAACCTTATTGGTAAAATTCACAACGAAAATTGTTTAAATACAATGTCTGTTATTGATACTCCAATAGTAGATTTAATTTTAACCTCACCTCCTTATGATGACCTTCGTTCGTATAAAGGATATTCTTTTCCATTTGAAAATATTGCAAAAGAACTTGTTCGAATTTTAAAACCCGGTGGAGTTATAGTGTGGGTTGTGGGAGATGCTACAATAAAAGGTTCAGAAACTGGTACTAGTTTTCGTCAAGCATTATATTTCATGAGCTTGGGAGTTAATTTATATGATACCATGATTTATCAAAAAACAGGAACCCCATTTCCTTCTCGGCATCGGTATAATCAATCTTTTGAATATATGTTTGTTTTTACTAAAGGACAAAAACCAAATACTTTTTGTCCCCTGTTAAAAAAGAATGTAACAGCCGGAGCAATTCGACACAGTCGAAAATTTAGACAAACGGATGGGTCTATGGTCCCCGGATTCAATGGAAAAGCTATAAATGAATTGGGTATTGAAAATAATATTTGGCGAATACAAAATGGTATGTTTAAATCTACCAAAGATAAAATAGCATTTAAACACCCCGCCATTTTTCCTGAAGAGCTTGCCGAAAGACATATTTTAACATGGACTAAGCCGGATGATATTGTTTATGACCCATTTATAGGGAGCGGGACCACAGCCAAAATGTCTATTATACATGGTCGTAAATGGTTTGGAAGCGAGCTTAGTAAAGAATATTGCGACATTGCCAATGAACGTCTTAAAGGAGTTGAAAAAGCAATAAATTATCCTATCCGATATGAGAAGAACGGATTTATTTTTCTCGATAATATAAATTCTTATTCATGATTTTATTCAATACACTTAAACAATGGGAAAAAAAGGATATAGATATTACTTCTGCATATTTTACTTCTCATTTAATAACTTATCTTGGAAATAAACGGTCTTTATTATCTTTTTTAAAAGAAAATATTGATAAAGCAAGACATATCCTCGGGAAAGACCGAATAACAAGCTTAGATGGATTCAGTGGAAGCGGTGTTGTTTCCCGCTTATTAAGAGAATATTCAACTACTCTTTATACTAATGACCTTGAACCATATGTTAAAACCATTAATGAATGTTATTTAAGTCGTTTATCCGAAATAGATTTTAGTGAAATATCAAAACAAATAAAAATTCTTAATCGTAATAAATTTAATTCCACTGTATATTCAGAAGGAATAATACAAAAATTTTATGCTCCTAAAAATGATAAAAATATTCAGCGCGGAGAACGAGTCTTTTATACAATTAACAATGCCAAAATTATAGATAATATTCGTCAACAAATTGAAAAATATTCATTAAAATTAAAGCCATATCTTCTAGCACCATTGCTTATTGAGGCGAGTATTCATGTCAATACATCAGGAGTATTTAAAGGATTTTATAAAAATAAAAAAGGAATTGGCCAATTTGGAGGCGAAGGTAAAAATGCGCTTCGGCGAATATGTCAAGAAATTGAGCTAGAAGTTCCTATTTTTTCAGATACTCCATGTGAAGTTAAAATTTATAATGAAGATATTAACGATTTAATAAAACTTTTGCCTCATGTTGATTTAGCATATTATGACCCGCCATATAATCAACATCCATATGGTTCTAATTATTTTATGTTAAATGTTATTAATGATTATAAGGAACCAGCAATTATTAGTAAAGTAAGTGGAATTCCTGTCAATTGGAATCGGTCGGCGTATAATAAACGAGGAAATGCTGAAATAGCGATGGAATCTTTAATTAAAAATACTAAGGCAAATATAATTTTTATTTCATATAATAATGAAGGCATTATTCCCGCCCTTGATTTTTCAAAATTATTAAAACAATTCGGGACCGTTGAATTGGCATTTAAAGAATATAATACATTTCGCGCATCAAGAAATCTTCGATTTCGACCTCTTAAAACCAAAGAATATTTATGGATATTACATAAAGGCATGTTCTATAAAAATGAAGTTCATTTACAAGAATCTCTTCAAAAAGCACAAATTCTTTAACTTCTTACATGTAAATTAAAAGTAAAAAGATATGTATTATTGTATTTTTAACTTCTTTTTATGGCAAAACAATTACTTACAGGTTTTGGTAAACGAGGCAAAACAAATTTTAATCCTAGTGAGAAGGTATTTGCCCGTCTTAATGTACCTACTCCTGACCTTGATGAAATTCAAGTAGATATAGAAGATAAATCTCATTTATCCAAATATTTTCAAGTGGTAGAGTTTAGTCCTTCTTTTACTGCTGGAAAAAATTCTTTTTCTTTCAATGGCACGGACTTTCTTAAAGATGGAACTGAAATTAAAATGCAAGTTCTTGATAGTGAAAGAAATTCCTTGTATATTGATTCTCCTCCGATGGAAATTCATTATATTGATTTAGCAAATTTTACTACAGCCATTCATATAAATAAAGAAACGGTAGGAGGCCCGGGAAAAATTATTCTTGTTGGTACGACAGTTAAAGATGAAATTGTCAGGTGGATTGGAAACATATACATTGATATAGCTTCGACCAATTTGTCTCGAGTTCGTTTTTATAAAGAGCCTACATTAGAAATTAATTCATTAATTTATCCTGTTGTATCTGGCTCAACTGATTATGGGTCTTCACAAGAAGGAACGTCTCATTTGGTTACAATAACTGGAAATTTTGTGGGACGAGATTATTTAATGGGTAAATCAGTTACTCGAGGAGGAACATATTATACTATTCAAACCGACGATTTTACACTCGACCCCCTATTATATCCTACGGCTTCATTTAATTCTCAAATGGTTGGTCAAAATATAGAGTTATATATTACTCATATAAGTACTAAATCTCAAGTTGCAGGAACATTTGGGGAGAAAATAGAAGTAAATTCTACTCAATCTTTCAAAGTATCTCAAATTCAGCAATATAATAAGTTAAAATTAGACAGAAATGTAATAAGCCCGCTTAATGGAGAAGTAGTGCGAGAATGTTTAGGAAGATTTAAAGCGACATATGTATTTATAGATGATAATATACGTTCTAATTATCAGGCTAAAGCAAGCGGGTCGGTATTAGCACAAGGTTATTGTGGTACAGGCGCAGTTACGCCTCCTCTTGGGTCGGTCATCCCAAATAATTTTGATTATAATACTTTAGATTATCGAGTTTATATTGCTCCACAATGGGCTAAGCTTTTTGATAGTTCTATGAATGGAAAAATAATAGAGCTTCATACAACTTATCTAAGATATGAACCCGGCGGCGAGATTCACATACCATATTCATCTACACAGTCATTTACAATTAAAAAAGTTTTAGATACTGGAACTCTTCAAACAACTATGCCTTTTACAAAATATCAAGGTAAACCTGGCCAATATCCTATTGCTGATATTATGTGGGCGTGGTATGAAGTAAAAGATACCCCTACAACACCAACACCATCAATTACTACTACAGCTTCTTTAGCTACTTCTTATGCGGAAATAGTATATAGAAACCTTACTACTTTTTCTGGATTTGTTAGCCGACATAAGTTATTCATGAATAGTTTAATTTATTCTCCGCCTCAGTGGGAAGTAATTATAGATGAAGAAATATCCAATAAGGAAATGTTAATGGACCCTCTGGCTTCAAAAGCATCTCAATATATTGGCGGGTTTTATAGTCAACAACAAATTAAAAAATATTGGATTCAAAATAATTCTGATTTTTTAAATGTTCTTAAATATACAAATATTCCCGATGCAATGATTATATCTTCGGTTAATGATTATTCTTTATCCGACGGAAATCAATATGTAATTATGAAAACCGCCGCGCCGGGAGTAGTCAATGATTCAAATTATTATCCCTTTGATAAAGAGTGCCATCGCAATCTTTCTGGGTCAAGTTATTCATCCAATCCATTACATTTGTATAAAGATACACTTTATGTATTATCGGTTCCTTATGCTAGACTTTTAAATTCTTCGTCTGATACAGAAGCAAAAGTATCGTTTTATTTTACTAGTTCTACGCCCTCAATTATAGGAGAGCCGGCATATTCAAAACAATATGGTTTAAAAATTGGAGAGTTATTTTCAGATATAAATGAATCTATGACAGTATTTGAAAATCAATTGTTATTTTTTACACCTAAAGAAGATTATTTTGGAACATTGGTAATAGTACCGTATCATTCTGATTTTATAGTATCAGGATTATCTTTAAAAATATATGGAGATTATGCGTTTTCACCCGATACATATGTTTGTCGAATTCCATTTTCCGTTCACATGGCAAACGAAGGGGTTCAATTTAAAGCTGAGTTGTATGATAATTCAGCAGTAACAGTTTATTCGGGTCTTGAAGCAATGCAAACCTTTGATTCAAGAGGAGAAACGGGTGTAATTAGTTCAGAAGGAATTCCTACCTATGCCATACAAGATTTTACAATTGGTGGAAATCTTAAAATTTCGAATATTGGAAGTGGATATACAAATCGAATACTTGGAATTAATACTGGAACTGGAATTGTTGCTGCTACTAATATTTCTAACATATCTCTTGTTTCAACTAATGCAAATGTTTTAACTAAAGATTATATTAATGTAGTTACTGAAGAAAGCGATGGTCAGCATATAGGGCGTTCAATAGCAGTACGTTATAGTGGAAGCGCACCCCACGTTTATGGCCGCCGAATTTATGTGGACCAAGCAGGAATAAAGCATACATTTTTATAATCATTTTGCATTTTTATAATGCTAGAATTATATTTTTAAATAGAACAATATTAACAACCAAATGTATAAAAATAATAAATTGAATATGTAGCTATGAAAAAAAATATTGATATAATACGAGATTATTTAGATGGCGTCCGCCCGATAACAATGGTTGGGTACACGGGGAAAAAATATGCTCCGAGAACTATAGGAGAAACTTGGACGGATAATAATGGACAGGAATGGATTCAGGAAAAATATGGTCCCAGGAAAGTTAATAAAACTGCTGATACAATTCGGTCGGCAATAGGAGAGCAAAAATGTAAATGTGGACAAAATATAAAATGGGGAAATAAATCAGACCAATTATTTTATAGAAAAACGAATTTATGTGAGGAATGTCTTATTAATTATGAAACTAAATTAAGAGTTTTAGGAATTTATAATGTATATGAACAATATAAACTTGCTTCTAATGAATTGGGAGCTATGTTAGATATGAAAAATAAGATTCAAGAAACCATTAATTATTTTAAATCCGAAAATACTGATGTAACTATGTTATGTAATTCTGAAGGTTTTATAGAAAGATGGAAAACAACAAATGTCGACCAAATTTTAGAGAATGCTAATGAAGATTTAAAACAAGCCGAACGTTTTATAGATGCTCTGAAGAGAATTCAAAATGAACAAAAAGAAAAATATATTAATGCTTGTGAAAAATATAAATTAGAAATATTATGAAACAAGAAAAAATTTCTTATCAAGATTTAATTAAAGCGGAGTATAAAAAATGTTTAGAGTCGCCAGTATATTTTATGCGACAATATGTTAAAATTAAACATCCAATTCGCGGAACAATTTTATTTGATTTATTTAAATTTCAAGAAGAAACTTTACAAGCTTTTCATGATTATCAATTTAATATAATACTTAAATCTCGCCAAATGGGAATTTCTACCCTTGTAGCTGCTTATTCACTGTGGACAATGCTTTTTTTTAATGATAAAAATATTTTATTAATTTCATTAAAACAAGATGATGCGAAAGATGTATTGACTAAAGTAAGAGATGCTTTTAAAGAGCTACCATCATGGCTTAAAGTCAAAATGCTTGAAGATAACCGATTATCCATGCGTTTTGCTAACGGGTCTCGTATCCAGGCGGCATCAACCACGAAAAAATCGGGCGTTGGACAGGCCCTTTCGCTTTTAATTATTGACGAAGCAGCTCTTATTGATGATGCTGAAGACCTTTGGACTTCTGCTCAACCAACCCTGTCTACAGGAGGAAATGCTATTATACTTTCAACCCCGCGAGGTATTGGCAATTGGTTTCATAAAATGTGGGTAGGGGCCGAAACCGAGAACCCATATAATAAAACGGGAAAAAACGGATTTCACCCCATTTCTTTACCGTGGAATTTACATCCAGAACGAGATGAAGAATGGAGAAGAATTGAAGGAGAAAAGATAGGAAATCCAAAACATGCATCACAAGAATATGATTGTAACTTCTTGGCTAGCGGGGATAATATCATAGACCTCAATATTATTGAATTTTATAAGAAAAATAAAGCTTGTGACCCGATTGAAATTCGCGGAATGGATAAAAATCTTTGGATATGGGAATATCCAGATAGAAGTCACGCTTATGTAATTGCCGCAGACGTAGCCCGGGGAGATAGTCAAGATTATTCGGCCTGCCATGTTTTAGATATTAGTAAAGAAAAACCCGTTCAAGTTGCGGAATATAAAGGGAAGATTAGTACTAAAGATTTTGGTGATTTTCTTGTAGCATTAGCCACCGAGTATAATAGCTGTTTGTTAGTTATTGAACGAGAAAACGTAGGATGGGGAACTATTCAAGAAGTCATTGACCGGGGATATTCGAATACTTTTTATAGTTCCGCAGACCTTAAATATGTTGATGTACAGCGTCAATTGAATAATAACTGGTCAGCACAAGATAAAAAACTAGTGCCGGGATTTAGTACCAATATTAAAACTCGTCCTCTTATCATTGATAACATGGAACATTATATGCGACATATGGCCATTGAAATTCGTTCTAAAAGAACTCTGGCTGAAATGGAAACTTTTATCTGGAAAAATGGTAAAGCAGTTGCAATGGATGGATATAATGATGACTTAGTTATGTCTTTATGTATTGGTCTTTGGGTACGAGATACAGCTCTTCGTCTTCGACAAGAAGGCATTGAATTGACTAAATTAGCAGTAGGAAAAATATCTGCAAACCGCATGGACCAAACTCCGTTTTATAAGGTAAGACAAGCTCAAATGGGGCATAGCTCGTGGACAATGGATATAGGACCTCAAAAACACGGAACTAAAATTCAAGAGGATTTAACATGGTTATTATCATAACCTAAAATTTATAAAATAGAAAGTGTATATTATTAAAATAATGGCATTTAAGTTAATATTTATAAGAAGATTTTAAAAGCATTTTTGACACATACATACTAAAATATAAGAAAGATTATGCCAACGACTCCAAATCATAAAATTACTAAACCATTTGAGGATGATGTTCTCGATGTAAAAAGGCAATCGCTATACGCGAGGTTAAAAAGACTGTTTTCTACAGATGTTATTGTTCGTAATGTTGGTGGGAAACAGCTGAAAATAAAAGATACCGATAGCATAATGTATGCTACGGATAGAAATAGTCTTCGAGACCGCTTTAATCGAATTCGTAGTACCGCTTATAATGCATACACCCGAGATTTTGCTTTATCCTATCAAGCAGCTCGTATGGATTTGTTTCGTGATTATGATTGCATTGGGCCAGATACCATTATACCGTTGCCGGATGGGTCTAACCCAACTATAGCAGAATTGACCGAAAAATACAAAAATAATCCTCAAGAACGTTTTTGGGTCTTTTCATATGATTATGAAACCAACTCGGTAAAACTTGGGAAAGCATATCATCCTCGCAAGAAAAAAGGAACTCGTTTAGGATATAAGGTAACATTTGATAATGGACAATATGTCATTGGAAGTTTAAAGCATCCATTTATGATGAGAGATGGGTCATATAAAATGATATACGAACTTAGGGTTGGCGACTCGGTAATGCCTTTTTATCAGAAAAATTACAATTGTAAATATAATAAATATAGAAAACTGTACAATTTTTCCAAGGGATGGCAGTCTGAACATGTTATTATTGCTGAGCAATTTATGCGTCCGTTAAATAACAATGAAGTAGTTCATCATAAAAATTTCAATGGGTATGACAATTCTCCTGATAATTTACAAATAATGACGAAGAATGAACATATTTTTGGAAACCCCCACCCGAAAAAATCAAACGAAATTCGTTCTAAAACTCTTAAAAAAGTATTTAAGAATAGAAATCAAACGGGAGAACATAATCCAAAATATCGAGGGGATATAACTTTTTCTAATGTTAAAGAAAAAGCATTAGAATTTTATAAAGAAAACTCTAAAATAAATTTGTGGGATTTTATTAAACATATACATTGTGACCATTCTACCCTTCAGAATCGTTTGAAAAAGAAAGGATATAATTGGAAATCTTTTAAGAATGAAGTTGAATTGTCATTGAATCATAAAATAGTATCTATTGAATGTATTGGTGAGATTGAAGTTTATGATGTTACCGTAGAGAAATATCATAACTTCGCCACAGACAGTTGTTTCGTAGGAAACACTATGGACATGGACCCCATCCTTTCATCAGCACTCGATATCTACGCCGACGAGTGTCTTACCTATAATGAATTGGGTAAGATGATTACGGTACATTCAAATAATGATAACGTAAAACGAATTCTTGAAAATTTATATGATGAAATTCTCAATGTTCGTTTTAACTTATGGTCTTGGGTTCGTAACATGTGTAAATATGGAGATTTTTACCTTAAATTATACATTACCCCGGAATATGGAATTTATATGGTCGAACCAATATCGGCGTATAATGTAGAGCGAATTGAGAATTCTGACCCGTTCAATAAACGCTATGTAAAATTTCAGGTTCGTCCTGCCGATACATCACAGGCTGAAATTTTAGAAAATTATGAGGTGGCTCATTTTCGTCTTATTTCAGATAGTAATTTTTTGCCATATGGTAAATGTTTAACTGCTAATAACTATGTGGAAACAGAATTTGGATGTAAACGAATAAATGAAATAGAAGTTGGAGATAAAGTATGGACATTTAATACGAACACCAAAATTTATGAACTTTCCAATGTATTAAATATATGTAATTCGGGTGTTAAAGAAACATTAAAAATTTCAACACAACATAATGAAATAGAATGTAGTGCTACTCATCCGATTTTGGTATTTCAAAATAATAAGTCATGTTTAGAATATAAACAGGCTAAAGATATCAATATAAATGATTTGTTGGTTATAACATCCAATAAGCATCGAAAAGCAAACAAAATGCCTCTTAATAAAACTTTATTGACTGAGGGAAATCATAATGGATGGAAAAATAATATATTAAATCTTCCAGACTATATCGATTTAGAATTTGCAAGATTTTTTGGATTTATGATAGGGGATGGATGGATAAATCAAGACTTCAATCGAGTAAGCTTTGCAAGAGGAATAAATGAAACTACAAATTCAAAATATGATAGCATTCTTGCCAAATATAGTGGTAAAAATGTAATTGTTTTACCCCCCGGAGAAAATTCAGGAGGACAATCATATGTTGATTCTAAATTATTAGCAGAATTTCTTTATGTTAATGGTTTTAGAGGGACTGTGACCACAAAGCGAATACCACATTGGGTTTATGAAATGTCTGATGAATTTCAGCGGGAATTTATTCAAGGGTTAGTAGATGCAGACGGAAGCATTTTTACAGATAAATGGAATGTTAATCGCTATTCCATTGAATTAAATAATAAAGAGTTAGTAGAAGATATTAAATCTTTACTCGGAAGATTAAACATAAAATGTTCCAACGTAAAAACTCGGGGGTTTGAAGGAGAGACGGAAATTTGTGGAATCAAATGTAATCGCAACAAGTCTTATTATATTTATTTCTATCTTGATGGAGAAGAAAAATCTCAACTCAAAAAATATGATTTTGTCCATTCAAATAATATTTTCTTATATCCAGTAACAAAAATAGAAAATATCGGTGAACAAGAAACATTCGATATTCAGGTGGATTCTTCCAATTCTAATTTTATATCAAACGGAATTATTGTACATAATTCTATGATTGAGGGGGCTCGTCGTGTTTGGAAACAGCTTTCACTTATGGAAGATGCTATGCTTATTAGCCGAATCATGCGTGCTCCTGAGAGGCGAATTTTTTATACTGATATTGCAAATATCCCTCCCAATGAAGTCGATGCTTACATGCAAAAAATGATGGATAAATTGAAAAAAGTACCATATATTGATGAAAAAACGGGAGAATATAACTTACGATTTAATCTTCAGAATATGATTGAAGATTATTACATTCCTGTTCGTGGAGGAGATAGTGGAACGCGAATTGATACTTTATCCGGAATGGAATGGACCGGAATTGATGATTTAGAATATATTAAAACAAAAATGATGTCTGCTCTTAAAATTCCCAAAGCATTTTTGGGATTTGAAGAGGGTATTTCTGGTAAAGCAACTTTAGCTTCAGAAGATGTTCGTTTTGCTCGCACTATTCAACGTTTACAACGTATTATTGCATCCGAATTAAGCAAAATAGCTATTATTCATTTATATGCTCAAGGATATCGGGACGAGTCGCTTGTTGATTTTGAAATTGAATTAACTAATCCATCTACTATTTTTGAAAAAGAAAAAATTGAAATTTGGCAAGATAAAGTTAGCGTATCCATTGATATGATTGATAATAAAATTTTTCCTTATAAATGGATTTATAGAAATATATTCAATATGTCTGAAGATGATATAAAACAGGTACAAGAAGAAATTGTTGAAGATGCCAAGCAACGTTTTCGTTTCACGAGGATAGAAGAAGATGGGGATGACCCGGCCAAGCCGTACAAGAAAATTAAACTTGGGGGGGATGAAGAAGAGGAAGGTGGAGGAGGGGGAGGAGAGTCCGATTTAGGAGACCTGTTAGGCGGCGGGGGAGGTCTTGACAAACCCCTACCAGATTTAGGAGACCTTGGAAAAGAAGGAGGAGGTGGCGGTGGCGGCGGCGGCGAGGCAGGAAAAGCACCGGACCTTTCGGCCATAAAAGAAATTACAGAAAAGAAAAGGATGGAACTCCATAAAGAACGTAAAAGGGACCGTAAGCGAGACCGTAGAGACCGATACCCAAGTGGCCGAGACCAAACGGGTGAAAAGAAATCTCCGAATATTTCGGAAGACCCCCTGGGAGCATTAGCAACCGATGAAACACATAAGGAAAAAAGCGAAGGGAAATCTTCAAGTGCCATTGGTCACAATTATGCGGGAGGTTCGCCATTAAGTCTAAAAGAGCGGAAAACTCGTACTGTAGATGATGGAATGATTACAAGCCTTTCAAATTTTCTTAAAAAATCTCAATCAGAGACCAAAAAAGAACTTTTGGAAGAAAATCGTCTTACCGGAAGTAAATCCCTGCTAGATGAATCTCAGATATTAGAATAATGTAAATTTGACAATATAAATATAAACATTAATCTATTCTTATAATGTTATAAGTTTCCTTTTATTTGTTTATATTTATAATATAAAGAATAAAATAAAAAATATATGGTACTTAAGAAAAAGCGTCATTCTAAATTCCGAAATACTGGAATTTTATTCGAGCTACTTACTAAACAAGTAACCGCAGATATTATTACAGGAAGGGATTTTTCGCCAGCTAAAGATTTGCTGCATAAATATTTTAAAGAATCTACTGAACTTGGACGAGAATGGCAATTATATAATACTCTTTTAAATGATAAAATTAAAGATGAATCCCATGCAGAACGATTTTTTTCTGTAATTTTAGAATCCCGAAAAAAATTAAATAATAAAAAGCTTGCTCTTCTTAAATATAATTTAATTAAAGAAATTAAAGAAACATATCCAATTGAAGAACTGTTAAAGGCTCCAGTGCGAAATTATCGTGTTTTAGCTTCCATATATAAAGTTTTTGAAGATATTTCGGCTTCTGAAAGTAAATTTGATATTAAAGAAGTGTATCAAGCTAAAAATTGTATAGTAGAACATATTATTGACCGCCCAAAAACTAAACAAACGGATGAAGAGATTATTAATTATTATAAATCCCAATCCGAAGATATACGATTGCTTACTTATAAGCTTTTGTGTGAAAAATTTAATAATAAATATGCAAGTACTTTAAGTGATGACCAGAAAGAAGTTTTGCGAGAATATATTTGTAATATTGCAAATACAAATAATTTTAGTATATATGTAAAACAAAAAATTACAGAAATTAAAAAATCTTTAACAGAAATAATAGATAAAATTAAAGATTCAGATGTAATGAAAATTAAAATTCGGGAAATTATTAATCAGATAGATAAAATTAATCCTGGTAAAATTGTTAAAGATAATCATGTAATGGTATTAATGTTATCTTATGAATTATTGAGGGAAGTAAATAAGCAGCTTAAAGAAAAATAAATTTAAACGAGGAAAATACAATGATAATAGATATTAACGTTCTCAAGAAATTAAATAATAGGTTTGGAGTTGCACCCCTGTCCAGATTACCAGATATTAAAAACGCACTTAAATTTTCACATTATTTTATAAAACTTCCAGACCAATACGAATCCATTTTAACGGATGCTGAATATGAATGGGATGAAGAAGATAATGCATATAAATATGGAAATCAATCCATTTATATTGCTCCTAATGAATTAATTATTTGGGTTTTTAAAAACACTCTTGTCCGGTTATTAAGTATTAATAATATTAAAAAATGGATATCGGGTAATGACGAATATCCAATGGGAAAGGCCAATGCGTTCTTTATTGTATATGGAAAACTTACAGGACAAGACTTTGGAACAGGAGAAGAGGCGGGAGATAATATTCCTGCTGGTGAAACATTCACCGATGAAGAAGAGGGAGGAGTGGCTACGGAACCTTCTAAAGAAGAAAAATCTGGGAAAGATTATTCCCCGTCAGATATTCAAAAAATATTAAAACAATCCGAAGAAGAAGAAGAAGAAAATTCAACATTAACTACGGGTAAGTCATCTAAACCTTCATCGTCAATTCTTCCTCCAACCCGTTCTAAAGTAGGAAATTCAATTTCATATAAGCCGGGAGATGTGGCTAGAAATCTATTAAACACATTATTTAAAATATATCATTATAACCCCGAAAAACCACATCCTATCCGTATGCCCGCAGATGAAATTATTGATTTACATCAAAGAGCTTTAACTTTACATCCTGTTGATAAAAAAATCATAATAGATTTTCTTAAAAGCGGAGTCATTCAACCTTTAGAAGAAGGATATATAACTAAACAACAATTCAAATCTCTTTTAGAATATATTATCAAGGGAACTATTAAAGAAATAAAAAAGAATAGTTCAAAAAATAAAAAGAAAACAATTCCCCGCAAAAAGGATATTGATGAAATAACAACAACTGGTAATGTTCAAGGATATAATATACCGGGAGCATTTGCAGGTAATAATTCATCTCGCCGAAAAAGTAATATAAAACCTAGTGAATATACACTGACTTCCGATGGGAGAGAAGAATTACAGCGGCCAGCCGATAGACTATATGAATCCTCAAGATTTAATTTTAAATCTTCAAAACAAAAATTGAAAGAGTCAAGAGAATATAGTGCAGAAAAACTTTACCAGATGTGGAAAGAAGACCGAGACGGGGAATATATTTATGTTGATGATAATGGAGCTGCTTATTATGTAGCACATGGAAGTGTAAAGGAAACAATAGCTTCTCGGGGTACAGAAGATGAAGAAAAATTTCAATTAATTAATCAATGGTTTGAGAAAAACGGAATTTCTTTAAATATTTGGCATATTAATGAACGTGGAAATGTTGATTTAATGACAAATAAAGGAGAAATATTGGGTGGATTTGTATAATGATTAAATTATCACATATTATAGAGCAATACGGGGCTGAGAATCAATATTATGATATTGGGGCGGATTTTGCGGCTTTCAATAGAATGATAGAAGGGTCTAATCAGCAAATAAAACAAACCTATGAAAAGAAAATGGCCACGTATCTTGTGGGGAAAAGAATAAAAGCAAGTGCTTCTCGCGGATATAAGCAATTTGTTAAAGAATATGAATTCGATGTTGCGAATATTAAAATTGAAGATGGTTATGATAATTTTGTTGTAATAGCATATGATAATACAACCCCAAAACCAAAGGAGTATTTCCTTAAAACGGGATTTGGACGTAAGGTTCAAATTCTCGGACCTTCTACAGGAAAACCTTCTCCGCAGAAAGGCGGAGACCCTCGCTTTGAAAAATCGAAACCAACGGACCCGACGACGACTCAGCCAGGGCAGAATTCTAATATATCTCAGTCACAACCTATGGCTTTAGCACCGGCGGGACAAACCCCTCCTGAAACTAAGATAAAGGAATCGGAAAACAAAAATAATGTTTTTGATGCTTATTCAGTAGATAATATTGTAGAAGATGTTAAACAATGGTTGCCCGTCTTTTTTAAAAATCCAGAAACTCAAATTCAAGAATTTATTAAAAAACAGGGGTGGAAAAAAAAGCTTGATAATCGTACATCTGTAGCAATATTTGAATTACAAATACCATTTGATATGGTTAAAACTAAAATTAATGCTCAAATGATACAAGATATATTGAAAAGAAATAATACAATTTCAAATCCAGAAAAAAATGAAAGAGCTCAATATTCATTAGTTAAATTTGACCCCGTATTAGAAGAAGGAAAATGGATTGTTCGTATAAAGAAAACGTTTTCATAAATATGAAACATATTAAAACATTTATAAAAGAATGTATATCTGAGGTCATTATTGAAAATAAAACTCGTAACATTTTAACTAAAAAAGAACGTTTTCTTATTAATAATAAGTTTGAAAATATAGGGCTTAATAAAGATAAAATTTTTAGAAAACCAGAACATGGATTTCAATTGGCGGCAATGGCTTTGTGGGACCTCGGGTTTCAAATTGAAACAGCAACTCTTGATTTACTTATGGGAGCCAGTGGCAACAGGAAATTTAATTTTTATCGTAAAAAATTAGAGGGACAAACGCCGTTTAATAATTTACCTGAAATTTCTAACAGCCAAATAATATTCCAATGGGAATCATTATATGCACCAACACATTTATTTCCCAGTGGAGAAAAATATAAAATTTTAGCTTATGCTTCATAAATTATTTTAAAAATATGAACTCAGATAGAAAACTTTTAGTCGAATGCATTACATTTGAGGCAGACCAGCAAATGCTTAAAGAATCTGCGGCAAATCCAAATCAGCCTTTTATGGTGCGAGGAATTTTGCAACGAAAAGGAAAGAAAAATCAGAATGGAAGAATTTATCCAGACGAAGTTCTTATACGTGAGGCCGATAAATATGCCCGAACATTTATTGCTGACCGACGAGCTATGGGAGAATTGGACCATCCCGAATCATCCGTCGTCAATCTTAAAAATGTATCTCATACAGTAACAGAAATGCATTGGGATGGCGATGACCTTGTTGGAACTGTTGAAGTTCTTACAACTCCTAACGGAAACATTTTACGCGAGCTTTTTCGAAATGGAATTAAACTTGGTATATCGAGTCGTGGACTTGGTACTCTTAAAAAAATCTCTGAGAATGCCGCCGTCGTCGGAGATGACTTTGAATTAATTGCTTTTGATTTTGTATCAAATCCATCAACACAGGGGGCATTTATGAGTCCAGTAGGGCAAGTTTCACTTTCCGAGGGAGTTGAATATAAAAATCCAACAACTAATCGTTGGGAACGTACTGACGATATTATTCGTAACATTCTTTCTGAAATAGGATAACAATTTTATCAGGATATGGAAAAAATACATTCATTTTTAAATAAAGGCTCAGAAATTAAATTTTCTAATTCTGGACCATTTCAAATTAATGAATATAGGGACACATGTACATACAATGGTAAAGAATATGAGTTCCCCCTTCGTATAACTTTCCGCAGACCAAAGACAGATAAATATATTAAATCAATAGAATTTGATAATTTAGTAATAGCTCTTGAAATATTTAAAAAAGTTGTTGATAGACATCCAAAATTAAAGATAGGTTTGTATGATTATATTGGACGTACTCTATTAGAACATCAACCTCCAACTAAACCTAAAACATGTATATGTAGAGGCGAAGAATATAAATTACCTCTTAGTATAGAACTTCGTACTCCAAAGACAGATGAGTATCTTAAATCAATAGATAATTTTGATAATGTAGATATTGCTATTGAAATATTTAAAGATTATGTTGACAAATGTCCGAGATTAAAGGTAGGTTTGTATGATTGTATTGGACGTGCTCTATTCGTATATGACCCGAAACGCAAGTCAATTATGGAATCTAATCCTCAACTTAAAAATAAATTTTTTACAGAATCTCATCAAATGAAAAATAAAAAACTTAATTCTTTTATACGTCGTTGTATCGCGGAAGTTTTAATTGAGCCCGAACCAATAGAAGAAGGAAAGTATTCGTCTTTAGCTTTGGCCGGGTTGCTTGGTTTAGCCGCAGCAAAATCAATTCCACATAATTCTCCTTCTAATATAGATACTAAAAAACCGAAAATTCATATGGCTGACCCAACTAAAGAATTACCTTCTGAAAAAGGTATGGGTTCTTGGGAATTAGCAAAGAAGTTATGCGATAAAAATAAAGGTATGGGTTCTTGGGAATTAGCAAAGAAGTTATGCGATAAAAATGAAAACGTTGCTAAAAATTTAGTAAAACTTAAAGAAAATATTAAAAATGACCATAAAATTACAAATAATGAACGAAGAGATATTAATAAAAAATTTGTAAATTTGGGATTAGATGGCAATGGTCGATTTGAAAAAAAAGAACATGGCCTTTTAGCCATAACAAATGCTTTAGATTCATTGGGATTTATCCTTGATATGGTAACCGCCGATAGGATTATGGGTGATAGCGGCCATATAGATAATTTAACTTATCGTAGAATTAATGACCCAGGAGCCGACCCTTTTACTGAAAAACCAGAAATTATAAATAGTCGTATTGTATTTTCTTGGTATAATAAATCTCAACCGGGGCAACCAACCAACTTTGAAATTTTAGCTTATGCTTCATAATTTTATTAAAGAATGTATCTTGGAAGTTTTAAAAGAAAACCTCTTAATGGAATCGTTTGAACCAACTTCTCAAGGTCCAAATATTCCTAGTGAAAATCCATATCCGGCATGGAATAAAAAAATGGCTAGGATGGAAGAAAGCGGTGCAAAAAAAATACATTTATACGCAACAGGAGAAGAGGATGAATTTGGACGTCCTATTTATCAAGATAAAACGGGACGACTGTATGTTGATATAAATTTAGGAAAGAAAACTCCGGACATTTATACAATTACTCCTGATGGTGAGCCTTTGTCACGTCTTAAAAATTATGAAATTATTAAAAAATTTGAAAGTGAAAGAACCTTCCCTAATGCTCTATGCCCTAATTGTAAAAATTCTAATGAGAAAGAAATAAGTCGATACCCCGATGGAAGAGCACGCTGTAACGTATGTCATTGGAGAAATTATGATGACAATAGTCCTAATGTTATTTTAGATTCAAATATTGCAAAAAACAAAGAACAAAAACCTACAATTATAAGAATTAAAGAAGAAGTATTTGAAGAATTAAAAAAGCACCATTTTCGTCTTTTAGGTAATACACCAAATGATTATATGGAATATTATGCAAATGGTGTAGCAACCGTTTCTATAAATTTTGAAAATGAAAAGAAACAAGTTCAGATTGAACGTTATTATGACAGTGAATATTGGAATGATATGCCAGGATATCAAGTGGTAAAAAAATATCCAATTCCTGAAACTTACGACCCTCGTATTGTAAAAAAGATAGTTGAAATTTGTTTAAAATTAAAAAATCATATTGAAGATAATATAGCTATATTAGGAATTCCAGATGACCCCTGGAACATTACAGAAAATAAAGCAAGGAGAAAAACAATTATAAAAGAAAACGAGCACGATGATACAATTACAAAAGTTAAAAAAGAAGTATTTTCCGTATTAAAAAAACATGGTTTTCGCCTCAAAGGAGATGCTCCGCAAGATTATATGGAATGGTATTCAATGGGGTTTGCAACAATTAATGTAGGTTTCAGTTATCGGGATTATTGTGTTCATCTGGAACGTTATTATGATAATGAAAAAGTAGATAATATGCCGGGTAAACATATAAATAATAAATTCCCAATACCTGAAAAATATGACCCATCTTTAGCAAAAAATATTATTAACCATGTATTAAAGCTACAGAAAAATGTAAGGGGAGACGAATCTCTTTTCGGAGGAAATATTGGCGATGAAGAACTTCCCGAACCAGAAACTTTATTTACTGAGGTTAAATGGCCATGTTCTCATTGTGGTAAAAATTCTAAACTTCAAGTAGAATTTAAAACCCCGTCAGACTATATAGTTTGCTCTGAATGTGAACATTGTGGTAAAGAAATTAAAGACTTGCATCTGGATAGAAAAATTTATACTGAAGTCATTAATTGTTACTCAACTAAAAATATTCTTAAATCATAAAATTTAATAATAACAAACTGGAAAAATTACATCTCCATTATCTGTAATTTTAAAATCTCCCCCGCCGCAAGATGCCGTACAATTAATATCATCAAAATAAGCATATCCCACAGTTAAGCTTGTTTTGTCAATATTCCTAAGTAATTTAGATAAAAAACTTAAAAATGGCTTTGGTAAACATTCGGGATTCATAGAATCTGGATTTTTGGAATATAAAAACGCACCATTTTCAATGTATTTCATTTTAAATCCATGCTCAAAAAACCTAGATTTAAGTAAAATTTTTAATTTGTTATATTCTTTTCTGGTGCAAAATATTCTTTCACATGCTGCGGCAACCGTATATGTATTTGATGCTTTTTTCATATTATGAACCTAGCATATTTAACCTTGTATGTCAATAAAAAATGGTCTTTTAACAAAATCTTACTAGATTTAACAAGTAAGTAGTACATTTAACTTGACAAACAATTATGTTATAATGTATGTTGATAACATATGAAGCTATCATTAGAATTAACATTGTCAAAAACAGATATATCTGTGCGCAATCTTTATTGTGGGGTAGGAATTACCCTATAGAAACTCACAACTATTGCTTGGTGGGAAACCCCCTGCTTTAGCGGGTGGGTAGTTCATAATGTTTTTATATTATAATAATGAAAACCAGTACACGTATAAAACGTCAAGCAGAACTAGCTCTTTCTAAAATTGAATTTATTACTCGTCATATTCGAAATGTGGAAGATAATTGTTTGCTTCTGGGTAAAAAATTAATTGAATTGGGATTTATAGATTTGGGGCGTAATCTTATTGCTAATGGATATATTCATGATGCAAGTAAATTTCATGGTATTGAATATGAATATTTATCGTTGAGCAATCCAGCCGATGAAAATAAAAAGCTGAAGCTTAAACTGGCTATTTATCATCATCGAAAAACAAATCCACATCATGTAGAATATTGGAGCAAAGGAATCATTGAAATGCCTGATGTGTACATTGCTGAAATGGTTTGTGATATTAAAGCTAGAAGTGAAGAGTTTGGAACATCTTTAAGAGATTGGATTAATAATGAAGGTATTAAGCACTGGGGAATTACAAAAGACCATCCTAAATATAAAAAAGTAATGGAATTTGTAGATTTACTTTGTGTTGCTCCTTTTACTGAAATAAAATAATATTTTTATTGTTTTAAAAAAACAGTTGACAATATACATGTTTGGTGATACATTAAAGTTATATTATGAATTGGTTATCAAATCATACAATTTATGTTACATTACATGGTTCTCAGGCTTACGGATTAGCCAATGAATTTTCTGATATAGATGTTAAAGGAATTTGTATCCCTCCGCCCAAAATAGAATACAATTTATATCATCGTTTTGAACAAGCTCAAAATTCAAAGTGGGTTGAAGAGAAACTTTCTCATTTAAAAAATCCAAAAAATCCTAAATTTGAAAGTGAAATTTATTCATTGCGAAAATTTTTTCTGCTTGCTGCTGAAGTTAATCCAAACATTATAGAGTTACTTTTTACTGACCCCGAACATCATTTTATTAAACATCCCCTTATGGAGAAACTTTTGTTAAATCGAAATATGTTTCTTTCTAATAAGGCGAGATATACTTTTGCTGGATATGCTTGTTCTCAAGCAAAAAAAATTGAGCGACATCAAAAATGGATTAAACTCGGGGAATTGAAGCCGCCCACCCGGGAACAATTTGGCCTTCCGCCTATTCAAAAAGGTTCCATTTCAGAAGTATTTGGCTATGTTAAATCAAAAGTTGAACAATGGAATCTCAATCAATTTCCAATGGATGAAATGTCTCGGGCTGAACTTAAAAATACAATTTGGGAGATTATTTCAGAAGTAATAGACAAAGAAATTTCAGTGGCTAATTGGTCAGATGTATATACCGAGGCTGTAATTCATAAGATGGCTAAAGACTATAATCTTAGGAATGAACTTGTTAAATATATCTATGCTGAGCGCCAATTTAATAAAGCTAAACAAATTTATGAATCTTGGGTTTCGTGGAAAAAAGAACGCAATCCTGCACGACGCGAATTAGAAGAAAAGTGTGGATATGATTGTTATAGTGGAGATACTCAATTTTTAACTGTAGATGGGTGGAAACATTTTGATGATATTACTCCACAAACTAAACTTGCTACTGTTAATCCAAATACTCAAAAAATAGAATATCATAAATATATTGATAAATTCGATGGAATTTTTAATGGAGATATGTATCATTTTGGTGGAACTCATACGGATATATTAGTAACGCCAAATCATAAGATGTGGGTTCGTCCACGAGAAAGAAATACTCATAAATTACATGAATGGCAATTTATTGAAGCAGCTCATTTGTCCAATGCTTTTAATATATTAAGATTAATTATACCCTTAAAACGAGAATTTAAAAAAAATAAATTGTCAGGATTACAAGATAATATTATTACTAAAAATATTAAGCGGCATAATTTATTGCGTTTAATTGGATGGTATGTTTCAGAAGGTTGTATATTAGTTGACGGAGAACGAATAAAAGGAATTAGTATTTCTCAATTAAAAGGCGGCCGTATTCATAATCATATTGCAAAATGTATGTCGGAAGATAATAAATTGTCTGATATATTATATGAATATTGTCATTTTCGAAAAGAAAAAAATAGATATGAATTAATATGGAATATATATAATGCTCAAATAGGAGAATGGTTTCTTCAAAATTGCGGTCGTTATTCAGATAATAAAAAATTACCTCGATTGGTAATGACTCTTTCAAAACGCGATAAAGAAATTATTTTAAATGCTATGATGGGCGGCGATGGAACACGTCGTCCTAAAGATAATAGCGAAATTTATTATACGTCTAGCATTCAATTAGCTAATGATGTTCAAGAATTAGCATTTTTGTGTGGATTTGAAACCAGTATTTGGGGACCATATAATGGAATGTATCATGTTCATATAAATCGAACAAGAACATTAGAAAAAGAAATTGTCAGGCGTTCTATTAAAAAAGAAAATTGTCAAAATCAACGAATTGTTTGTTTTACAGTTCCGAATCATTTACTTGTAACTCGAAGAAATGGAAAAATTGCAATACAAGGAAATTCAAAACATGCGTCACACCTTGTACGGCTTATGCGAATGGGATATGAAATTATTTCTACAGGAAAAGTTATAGTAAAACGCCCCGATGCCGAAGAGCTATTAGCCATTAAAAATGGAGCTTGGTCTTTTGAAAAAGTAATGGAATTTAAAGAAGAAATGGAAGAAAAACTTGAATTGGAATATCTTCGCCAAAAGAATCTTATAGCGAAAGGAAAACCAACGCCCATTCCTCGAGAAGTAGATAAAGTAAAATTAAATGATTTGTATCATGAACTTTATAATGAATATTGGAATGAATATTGGAGTTAATATAAATTAAAATTATGAAAATTACACATGTAGAAGGTGATATTGTTGAAACTAATAATTTGCCAGATGTCGATGCTATTTTAATGGAAGAAAGTCAAAAGCTTTTTTCTTTATTTAAAAAGTATGACCGACAACTTTTTCTTATTGGAGAAATGCAGGGGTCTGAGAAACAACACCCCGACCGAGGATGTTGTTTCTTTCATGTTATGATGTTCGATTCTCAAGACCCTCCAAAAATAGATGAAGAAAAATATAAGATAAAGTGGAATTCATATTGGTCTCGAATTAATAAATATATTCAAACTATGACTGGGAGTTTACTTAGCATCAAACAAGCAGAATAAAATGAATAATATTGAAATAATCTTTTTTATTATTTATGTTATCATTGGTATATTACATGGAATTGCCGATTGGATATTTACATCTCAATTTAGTCCCAAAATAAATGTCAAAAAACGAATTGTTGGAGCTATTAATACAGGAATATTATGGCCCCTTTATTGGATTAAATATATTTTAGAATAATATATGAGTTACAGACCTATTACAGATATGTGGATTTTGGCTAGAGCCAAACTTAAAGGAGGAAAAAAATATTATGGAGCTTATCTAGGAGGATTCCCAGAGCGAGCGAGGGCATTACTTGGATGTAAAATAACCGAACCAGTATTACATGTCTGTGGCGGTTGCGCTAAAGACTATCCTTATAAAAGAGCCTTTGGTCCAAATGATAAAACTCTTGACCTCGACCCCTCATGTGACCCGGATTTTTTACAAGATGCGCGTGAACCATTTCCGCATTGTCCATTTTATCCTTTACCTACTAATCAAAATAAATATGTTGAGAATGTTCCGTGGGCTGGTATTCTTATAGACCCGCCTTATACTGAACAAGATGCTAAACATTATGCACCAGGAGCAGATAAATATCCTAATCCAAATTTATTAATAAAAAATGCTCTTGAAGTATTACCTATAGGAGGACGGGTGGGTATAATATGCTATTATCCGCCAAAACCACAGGGGTCTATATTTGTAGCTTGTGTAGGGGTAATATCAGGGTTTTGTAATCGAATAAGGTGTTATAGTGTCTATGAAAAAATAAATTAATTTTTTCTTGGACTCCGTAAATTTTAATATCTTTTTATTTTATGCGTCGTGGGACGACACTTGATTTTTTTGGGGTTTTAAATTTTTTATTTCGTCTTCCATGTTTTTATAACAAGCAGGACAAATTCCATGAGTTATTCTTGAGCTGTTGGCCGTACTTTTAATTTCTTCTGGACTCCCTAGTGGTTTTTTACACCAACCACATATTCGTTTAAAACCCACATCCTCTTCATTTTCATTATTTTCAATTACTTTTTTTGATAAAGAAGACCCACCTTTATTAGATGTAAAATTATTTCCCGATTTATCGGATAACTCATAATAACGCCCCATAATATGGCCTATATCTTCATATGCAATGGCAGCTTGTTGATATTTACTATGAAGTTCCATCATAATTTTTTTAAATTCATTTGCTCGTCTATTTAAGTTATCCATGTCTTTAACTATAATTCTGTCTTGAAACATTTTGCTACCTTCATTGACAGCATAATTTGCAGCAAGTTCACATAATTCTGCAATATTATTTGCAGAGTCTATTAGTGCCTGTTCATTTTGTAAACATTCTCCAAATATTCTAAAATTAGATGCTAATTCTCTTAATCGTTTTTTCTGTTCAATAGCCATTTTAGAAGCTCTATTGTCAAATCCAGAATTAGCAGGCAACGATTCAACAATACATTTTAGAGTAAGTTTATTTGGTTCTTTAACATTCATATGTTTATAAATATATTCTAAAAAGTTATTTATTAGCTTTTCTTATTCTTATATTATATTAAAAATCATCCGGATTAAATTGGGGCTGTTCATAAGAATCAAAAAAATGAATAACTTCATCGAAGCTTTTAAATCTTTTAATGGGTTTATTTGGTTCTTCAATATAAAAATGAGATATTGATTCGCCCATTGATTCATCTTTTGATTTCTTTTTATAAATTGTCATTTTAGGAGGTTTTTCTGTCTCCATATGATATTCGTCTATAATTTTAAATCCCATATCTGTTAAGTGAGCTACTTCGGGCCATCGCCAATCTTCGATATTAATAAGTCCCATTTCTTTTTGGGCATCGATTGAATTTAAAAGCTCAGTTAATTTCATATTTTTTATAAATCTAAAGCGGAAAGAAAATTTGATAAAATATTTGCTCCTTGGGTATCATCTATAAAAGGGATTGTTTTAGAAATATGTATTTGGTCATCTATTGTCATTTCACCATTAGATGATTTGGCTGAATCCATTCCTTGAGATTGTGCTTCGGCTTTCTTTTCAATTTCAGAATTTGATTCTTCGGCCGCTTCATGTTTTGTAAATGCAATCCAAACAAATTGGTTATTTTCTTTCCATTTTTTAATAACCGTGGTTTCGTTGTTTCCGAATCCATCGGTAGTTTCATATTTAACAAAAAATTTATCTTGTTGTGACGGGCGAGCATGTAAATAATTATAAACTGCTTGTAATTCTTTCGGTGTAAATTCAATGCCCCGTCGTTGATTTATGTAACTATCAAAATCAGCATTAGTAACCATAGTTTTTGCAATTGTTTTTGGTTCATATGTGGAATTTTTATTTGTAAATTCATTTTCATTAACTAATAAATTATCAGGATTAGAAATATCTGTTACTCCACCCTGAATACCCATATTTTCTCTAATAGTTTTCAAACCAACCAAAAGCTTACGCTTTTGTTCTATAGTTAAGGTATTCTTATACTTTTTAATTTTTTCAAGTATATTTTTGTTCATTCTAATAAATATGTTAGCTTAATCTTAATCTATTTATTTTTATAAATTTTATCTAATATAATTTTAAAAATTTTTATATAAAAATAAATATTTTTTGCATTTTCATTTTATTTAATATATTTATATTTTAGAAATGCCGCAATTTTTTGCCGCCAACTGACCCAATAAGGGTCTTCGTTTTAATAATTTTCATTGAAGCTTTAATAGCTTTAAAAATCTATAAGGAATAAATAAATATGAATAGTAACCTTTTTAAAGAAGCTATTGCTGATGCCAAGGCGGTTCGTCAAACTGCGCTTGCCAATGCTAAGGTAGCCTTAGAAGAAGCATTTTCCGAAAGATACCAGAAAATGTTTGCTGAAAAACTCAGAGAAGAAACTGAAGAAGAATGTGCCACACCTGATATGGACACTCCGGATTTAGCGGATGAGTGTGGTTCGGGATGCAATACAGAAGAACTGGATGAGCTTATCGCAGAGCTGGAATCTGAAGTTGAAGACTCGTCCGGGACTGACGCGGGTGCGACCGCGCCACCGGCGAATGCTGGAGATATGGGTGCGCCCGAAGCGGGAACTCCATCAGTAGGTGCGGCACCGGCCGTTTGCCCTCCGGGTACAATTCCGTGTCCAGGAGCACCGGGCGGACAACCAATCCCCCAAGGACCATCTCCAATGGGTGGAGAGCAAAACTTTGGAGCCGGCGCTCCTCCTCCGCCTCCAATGGGCGGAGAGCAAAACTTTGGAGCCGGCGCTCCGCCGCCACCTCCAGAAAATCCACAAGACAAAAATGAAATGGATGAAGTTGATTTAGATGAACTTTTAGAAAGTTTAGAAGATGAACTTCGAGCAGAATATGAAAAAGAAGAGGGAGAAGTAGATGACCCAGATATGCCTGAAATTCCTGAAAACGTAAGTCTTTATGAACAAACAAAACTTGCCTCCTCGGGAATTGGAGGCGGAGTGGCGGGCGGTTCTCCTAATAAGAGACCAACTACTGCCTCAAGCTCTACTTCTAGGATTGAATCCGATGATACTAGTGATGAAGGGTTCCCGAGCATTGAACAGTCGAAGAAGATTTCCGACGCGGCTCGCCCAAATCGGGGTCCTCGTGCTACTAAAACAAATCTCTCAACCCCCTCGATGGGAGGAGGAGATGGATATGGTGGACAATCCGAGACAGGTATGCCAAACATCGGGCAGCCCAAGGTAACTAAGGATTCTCGCCCAAATACGATTTCGGAAAATTTATATCTTAAACAACAACTTAGCGAAGCAGAAAATGTTATTCGCTATGTTAAGGGACAGCTTAATGAGGTTAATTTGTTGAATGCTAAGCTGCTTTACACGAATAAGCTATATAAGCAATACAACATGAATAATGAGCAAAAAATGCGTATCATTGAAATGTTTGACCTCGCCAAAAATATTCGTGAAGTCAAGTTGACTTACGCCAATATCACGGAGGCATTAAATTTTGGTGGAAAAGAAGTGAAGAAGAAAGTTAATACTGCTTCTTCGGTTCAATCTATCACCGAAGGTCTCGCATCGGGCGTAGTCGCTTCAACCAAACCCAAGGCTATTATAACCGAGGGTAAGTTCGCCAGTAGAATGAAACAACTCGCAGGCATTCGAAGCGAACCAACAAAGAAGTAAACTGAATGCGAGATAACTAGGAAATAATAAGTATGGAAACTGTAAAAGAATTGTTGACCAATGCATTAAATCCTCAGGCACGTCTTATGGCCGAAACCCGTGGACTTGTGAACAAATGGGAAAAGACCGGACTGCTTGAAGGGCTTAAAAATGACATTGAAAAGTCGAACATGTCAATTTTGCTTGAAAACCAAGCAAAGCAATTAATTGAAGAGTCATCCGTAACCGGGACTCAGACTAATTCTGAGCAATGGGCCGGCGTGGCACTTCCGTTGGTGCGCCGCGTGTTCGCAGAAATCGCCGCTAAGGAATTTGTATCGGTACAGCCGATGAATCTCCCAAGCGGACTGGTGTTCTATCTGGACTTTAAGTACGGAACGAACCAAAACGTGTTTAAATCACAGCCATCATCGCAAGATTCGCTCTTCGGTGGTGTCTCGGGTTCAGAAGACCTTTACAATTCATGGAAGCTTGGTTCAACCAACGCTCCGGTAGGTGGTCTTTATGGTCCGGGAAGGTATGGATATACTATTAATGATACTGCAAGTGTTGTAGCTGTTTCGGTTGATACAGCATCCTTTGCAGACATCAACTTTGATAGTGGAAATAGCAATGACCCCGTTGCTGCGAGCTTGTCCGCATCACTTGCTGCCGGTCAGCTCTATACAATAACAACCGTTGGGTTTACGGCAACAGCATCCAAGGGAGGGTCGTATCCGGACCTTAATGCCGTACGTTCATTCATGCCTGCGGTTAATGGTATGGTGACTTGGTTCCCCGGATTCTCAAGATTCAATGGACCTGAGGCTGTATTTATAATTAGCTCTTCGGTTGATTTCATGGGAGAGCTTAAAACCAGTGCTTCGCCAACTGCATCTATAAATTATAGCTTGCAGCCGAAGGATACGAGTCGTGGTGACTTTGAAGACCGACTTGGGAAATGGGATACTAAAGATTCTCTTGGAACACAGACGGGACTAAACCGAGATATCGGTATTCCTGAAGTCAACCTCGAGCTTCGCAGCGAGCCAATCGTTGCAAAGACTCGTAGGTTAAAAGCAGTCTGGACCCCCGAGCTGGCTCAAGACCTTAATGCATACCACTCGATTGATGCCGAGGCCGAATTGACGGCTCTATTGTCCGAATACGTATCAATGGAAATCGACCTTGAAATTCTTGATATGCTTATTAACAACGCTCCGGCAATTAACAAGGAACGTTGGTCGGCTCGTCTCAACCGAGAAATCATCAAGACCGGACTGAATAGTTATGCGGTTGTGGACCAAGTAACAGCAGGAGCGGGTGGATACTATACCAAGGCAACTTGGTACCAGACTCTTGGTAACAAGATTCAAAAGGTATCCAACAAGATTCACCAGCTGACTCTCCGAGGTGGCGCTAACTTCTTGGTTGTAGGACCGGATGTAGCAACCATTCTGGAATCCATCCCCGGATATGTGGTTAATACTGATGGTGACAGTGCTAAGTTTGCAATGGGCGTAAGCCGAGTTGGAAACTTTGCTTCTAGGTTCCAAGTTTATAAGAACCCATATATGCAGGAAAACCTGATTCTTATGGGATTCCGGGGAAACAACTTCCTAGAAACGGGTGCTGTGTACTCTCCGTACATTCCTCTTATCCAGACGCCGTTAGTCTATGACCCGGTAAACTTCACGCCGAGACGTGGAGTTATGACTCGCTACGCCAAGAAGATTGTGCGTCCCGAGTTCTACGGTCTAATCTACGTATCTGATACAAACCAAGTATAAGCGAAAGCTTATTTATCAAATCGCAGAACCCCGCGTTGGCGGGGTTCTTTTTTTGTACACATATTATAATATTTAAATAAAATAAAAATATAATTCTTACAATATTCTTTATTTTTTATAAAGATAACTTAAATATTTATGTTTAATTAAACTCTTATGAATATTAAACGAAAATTTGGATGGAAACCACAAAAGGATGACCCTAGAGACTTTGGGTTTGAACGATTACTCCGGCTTAAAAATTATATTTATAAAGACCTTCCGCCAGTAGTAAATAATCGATATTGGTGTTCGGAAGTAGAAGACCAAGGTGAATTAGGAAGTTGTACTGCTAATGCATGGGCTGGTTTATTGGAATATAATGCTTGTAGAAATGGATTTGGAGGAAAACAATATCAAGATTTAAGTCGTTTATTTATTTATTATAATGAGCGGCTTTTAGAAGGAACAGTGGACCAAGATTCGGGCGCTTATCTTCGAGATGGTGCAAAAACTTTAGCAACAGAAGGTGTATGTGTAGAAAAAATTTGGCCATATAAAATTTCTAAATTTAAAGTTAAACCTAAAATTGATTGTTATAATAAAGCATTAGAAAGACGAATTCATAGCTATTATGCATTAAATTCTTTGGCTGATATGAAAACATGTATAGCTAATGGACAATGTTTTGTATTTGGATTTCTGGTTTATGAATCTTTTATGAGCAAAGAAATGGAAAAGACAGGTATTGCACAAATGCCTAAGCCAAATGAAAAATGTTTAGGCGGTCATGCTGTATTAGGAGTAGGATATAATGATTATCAAAAACGATTTTTAATTAAAAATTCATGGGGTAAAAAATGGGGACTTAAAGGAAATAATGCCGGATATTTTACTATGCCTTATGAATATATGTCTAATTGGAATTTAGTTTCAGATTTTTGGACAGTAGCTTTGACAGGATAATTAATATTTATAATCCTATTATTAGTAGTATTTTTTATTGACCCATGTCGTATTTCTGATATTATCTGTCTAAATGAAAACTACATGGATAATTGAAAATTTCGAAAAAGACCCTTCATATAGAGAGCTTATAGTGGCTGCTAAAGAGCTTGGATATCCCGTTGTTGAAATTAATGGTAACTACACAAATGAAATAATACGTAAACATTTAAAACAGAGTTCCCATTTTATTGAGAAATCTGCCGTTTATGATAAACAATGTGTTATGATTACTGGGACCATTAAGTTATGCAAAAATATGGCAGAAGAATTAAAGAATGAGTGCGCCCCTGTTGTGTTCTCCACGATGGAAAAGTATAAGTGTTCTGCCTACTACTCGCATTTCGGTCCTTATCTGTTCAATGATAAGTATTGTATGATGTCGCTTAAGGAAATAGTGCGGCAGAAGTATGACGTGTGGGGTCAATATGGTAAAGAGTGCCTTATCTTCATTCGCCCCGACTCGGGCGAAAAGACCTTTCGAGCAGGGCTGTTGGATATCGTAGATTTGGCTCAATTGCACGATTCCAATAAAGATGTTGAACATGAATTGATGCTGGTGTCGACGCCTAAGAACATTTTATGGGAAGGTCGTTTTGTGGTGTCCAAACAAAGGGGTATTATCGCATCTTCGACTTACAAGTTTCAAGGGAATGTTTGTATAATCCCCAGTGTCCCCGCAGAATGTACCAGATTTGTCAATCTTCTGCTCAAGGAAGTAGATTATGAACCCGACCCCGTGTTCTGTTACGACATATGCCAAGATAATGACAAGAATTGTTGGTTGATGGAGCTAACCAGCTTCTCATCGGCGGGTCTGTATGCTATGGACAAAAAATCAGTGATAAGGGGCGTTTCCGAGATTGCTGAAATGGAATACCTTAAAAAGTTTCCACCTAATTGAAACGAATCTAATATTTATATATAGCTATGATTTCATTTTATAATATTCTTAAAGAAGTCCTTACTGAAAGAATTTCATTTCAATCTTTATGGAATAGAAGTGAAGAAGGAAGAAAAGAACGTTCTCGTACTGATGTAGGTGTAAAACCCATGCGAGTTATGACCTTAGATGAAAATGAGGCATGGGCATTTTCTTACAAATCATCTCCCTCGACTACTGGAATGCGATGGCATGGATATATTCAATTTTTTAAAGAAAATGTAAGAGCGTCCCAAAATGCTGCTCAACTCGAATGCATGGTCGATTGTGATTGTCCCGATTATCGATTTCGATATGCATATAATAATGCACAGGCGGGAGTTGGTCGTATAGGAAAACATCCAGAGTGGAAATTTGGGAATGAAAATAATGGTCAAAAATGGCGTCCTCGAAGCGAGGGGGGCGTAGGAGATTATGGAATAGGTATGTGTAAGCATTTACTTGCCCTTGGAAAATACTTAAAAACTAAATTGTCACCTGATATTTCAGATTCAAATGATTCTTATACAGACAGTCGCTCTGGGTTTGATACTTTATCTGAAAATATAAAAAGAGAAATTCTTTATGAACGATTTGAAAATTTTGTGAAAGAAAATCCCGAATTTATTGTAATGTATGAAGATGAATCCAATTAAATTAAGCCATCTTTTAGAAATTGTTAAAGAAGCCCATGAAAAAGGAGAATGGTGGATTGATAGTACGGGGGAAATTTCTCATGAAAAAATTAAATCGTCCAATTTAGCTTTAAAAGATGGGTACAAACATATGAAATCTTCTGAGAATAAAATTGAAATTTTAACTTGGTCACTTCAACCTGAAGATTTAAATATTATTATACTGGGCATTGAAAAAATTATAAAAATTAATTCTATAGAAAATGACCCCGATATGGAAGTTGGTAAAGATGGTTATATTGGTCCTCGAATAGATATTTTAGTAAAGAAAAAAAATAAACAATTTAAAAATATTCCATTTGAAATTCTTAAAAATCGTCTTCCTTCTTGGTTAAAAAATTATGATAAAGGAAAAATATTAAATTCTAAAAATACAATGAATGAAAATAAAAGCTTCCACCATTATCATAAAGAATATCGTTTATATGAAGGAGATAGACATATTGTTGCTATGTTTAATGATGGCAGCCGTTTAATGTTTGAAATTCATTTTCGGAATAACCACGGAAAAGACCGAGATACATGGCGTCGACGAGCCCTTACTTGTTGGAAATCAATTGCAAATGAAATTCACCGAAATGTTCAATTAACAGAAGTTGGAAATCCGGTACAAAAAACATGGAAAGAAAGTTTTCAAGAGGCGCTTAAACATCCTAAACTTAAAGAATATATTCGACAATCTCATCACCAAAAAGTATTTGATGATGCGGGGTATCCGGCTGAAGTACAAGGAAAACCCGCGCCTTGCATAGATGCTGTTAATTTTACTCATCAAGGTTAAATTTAATTTTTAATAATATTATAATATTTATAATTAATCTATTTAAGAATCTATGGTTTCTATTCCAAGTTTTAATGAAATAATTTCCCAATCATATTTTTCCATAAGTCGAATTAATGTTTCTCTCCTAATTTTATGCCATTTACGTTGATGCGCATTATAATAATGTATCCATGTAATAAAAGTAGCGGGAATTCGTCCTTTATAACCCCATTTTCCTGTTTCTCTGGAAAGTCCCGTTGCTTTCATTGATGCTTTGTCTATAAATAAATTATCTCTGTCATAATAAGAATTTTGACCTGCTGTGATATCAGCATCATAATCAGGAGCAAGTAAATTAGGGTCCGGTACTTTAATTTCAAGAATGACAGGATATCTATAATAAGAAGATTTATTATTTTGAGCAGCATTCCAAGCATAAAATTGAGCTGCTTCAAAATTTGCTGCTAAGAAAATATGATATGGATGATAAATTCCCTGGCGGGTAAAATTTGATGTACCTCTTGTTGGGTCAAGACCCCATTTTAAAATACTTTCTAATTCTCTATTAGAAGTTCCATGATACATCACCCTTGGAATTTCACCCTTAATTTTTTTAATAGGAATGTCTTTTTCCATCATATCGCCACTTTCAACACTTCCAAGATATCGATAAGTAATAACTTTAACACCAAGATGTTGAGCAGCTTTTTTAACTTGTAGTGATGTTTGTGGAATAATTTCACTTGAACTCCATACAATAAGAGCTTTATTATTCGGTAGCCATTCTCCTACTAAAACATCAGGCCCCATATCAGAAGCCATTTGAAGAAAATCATATACATCAGTCGAATGCGATACATATTTATCGTATCCAGGATGTAATTCTAATGTTCCTAATGCACTGGTAAAATTACTATTTTCATCTAAAATAAATAAATTTTCTTTATAAATTAAAATATATTTATGGTCTTTATCTTTTGAAGACAAATCTGTTTCCTTTAATTCTTTAAGAATTATATTTTCGAATAATTTATCAGGAAACTCCCCCGTCCGATAAAAAGTTATAATATCTTGTAAAATTTTATTGGGGGACGTTCCTTTTTTATATTGTTGTTCGGCATTGCCATATTTCTGTGATTTTACAACTAATATTATATAACCATTAAAAATTTTAAATAAATGCCGAAGTTGTTCAATTTGTTGTTGAGTGGGCTCGTGCCACATTTCTACAAATGGTTGATTTCCGCCTGTTCGAATTGCCCGACAATCTCTCATAAAAGCTTTTACATAAACAAAGGCCGAGCCTTCATTATCATTGAATAGTTTGATTCCAAGTTTAGAATATATCGTCGCAATTTCTCGATGGTCTAAATCTCGTCCGCCTCCTGTTCCAGAGCTCAGATTTATAAGGAATCCATTAGGAAGAATATAGCCTGCATTTAATATATTATATGCGGCTCCAAAGTGACGCATAGCGGCTCGTAAAACTTGTTTACAATCATAATCACCTTTAACAACATTTGATTTGTCTTTAAGGTGCATAACAGTTGCAATAGTTTCTACCCAATCTTTATAAATTTTTCTATCAATAACATCTGGAGCACTATTATGTGGATTAGTAAGAAATTTAGTAACGGATTGTTTACAATCTTCGGCCCCTCGCATATCATATCCCTTTTGAACCATAATACGATTAATTCGTGCCCATTGAGAAAGAGAAATATCATCCACACTGGGAATTCTTAGATTTCCTTCAGGAGTTATTTCGACTCTTTCTAATAATGATACTAATTTAATCATATTGGCTTAATAAATTTTATTGGTATATTATGACCAACAATAATTGTATAAGGAGAAACGCCATCACTATTTGGAAAATGAACTTCGCCAGTTAAATCTAAACCTCTATAAATATAATCCTTTAATAAATATTCTGTTGTTTCGGGTTCAAACTCCAGAGTAAGAAATGCATATCCAACCGATTCCATAAATGCATTTAAGTTTATTTCTAAACAAATATTGCCATATATGCCGGTATCATATTCTTCGGGATTAGATGTAGTAAAAATACCACGATAATTTTGATTAGTAAGACTTGTACCATTCGATTGAAGAATTTTACCTGATTTTTGTATTTCTTCCCATTTTTCTTTTGTTGTCCAATGATAAACTATTCCTGGATTTCTTTTTAAATCATATAATGAAGATTCAATCCAAGGATTATAAATTTTTTCGGGGTCAATTCCTAATTCATCAGCATTGTCAACATCAAACAAATCAATAAATTCTTTAATATCTTCGACATACATATATTCTACATTTTCTGTATCATCATTATAAAGATATGCGACTTGTTTTTCATCCCATATACGAAGAATTTTATGTTTAAAATATCCTTTGATATTTATATTAAATTTTTTTATAAGTTGTTTAATAATTACTATATCAATACCATACCCATCTTCTTTGAGATAATCTAACCAGTTATCCCATTTATCCACGGAATCATATTTATCTTCAGTAATTCTTTGGATTCTTTTATGGGATTTTATTGTTTTTAATAAAGAAGCTAGTTTAATCATAATATTTATAAAATAGTTGAATTTGATATCTAGTACAAATAATAGCCATACTTTTATAAATATTTCATTTAATTGTATAAATTAAATTTTAATATTTATTTCTAAATTTAATTTTGTAACATTTTATATATAGCTTTTATTAATAATACCTTTAAATTTATTGCCATATCTCGTTAAATTTTTGTATTGCATTCTTGAAAAATCGAGCTTTTTGAGAAGACACGTCACCCCAAGTATCGCCACCACAAAAAGATATAAATAGTTCGGCGGCGGGGGCGTTCAGCTTTTTGCCCGGCCCCCGATATATTTCTATATATTGTTCTAAAATAATATTTTTTAATTTTAACATATTAAATTTCTTTATGTTTTTTTCTTCTTTGCGGAGGAAGTTTAATTGATTTTCTATTAAATAGAATATCTGGATTTATAACATAAATAGAAGGAGCCTCAAATTGTCCTTCATATACCCAGAAAGCAGAATACCCATTTTCATTGGCTTGTTCAATTGCCGATTCTATTTCTCTTTCATCTCCGCCGAATGGAAGCTTAGGAGCTCGATAAATTCTACTAGAGTCGATTTCAGCTGTTTCTATCTCTTTTCCTGTTAACGAATATCCACGTGCCTGTTCTATAGACGTAGCATAAAATTCTCCTCCCTCATTTGAATAAGATACTCCCCGGTATATTTTTATACGCCTTTCTAAAATGACATTTTTTAATTTTATCATATCCATTTAAATTTATCTATTTTAGTTTTTTTAATGGTTTTCCAATCTATTTCGCTTTCTTGAGATAAATCATTAATATTAACCATTCCTGTAAACATAGACCTATCTGTATTGTCCCAATGTCGGCTAGCATGTTCTTTATCGGGCGATACATATAAATTAGGAGGCAAATACCCTTCTTCTTTTATTTTATGACATAAATTAGTATTATGTAATCCATATATACGAACCGATTTTCCGGCGGGATTAACCAATTGATTTACTAATTGTATTGTTTCAACTGAAGCTTCATCATTGCCTTCAAAAATTTCTAATACTTTTCCATTTTGGTCTATTAATATTCCTATTTCTGCCCAATATCCATCTACATTTGGTTTGGCAGAAACATAAACAGGAAATGGAAAAAATTCTTCTACTTTAAATTTAAATTCTCCTTGTTGTTCCAGTAAATTATTTTTAATAAATTTTATATTGATATGAGGAACATTTAAATTTTTAGTCAATTTAATAACCTTAGTCATAACTTCATTTAATAAATTCAAATAATCTTTGGCCCATCCATTTTCTTTAGGATTATCCGAATAATAAAATTCTTCGATAGTTCTTAATAAACTAATAACATCCTGGCTAGTCCATTTACTTGCTATAAGAGATTCAACATCTTCAATAGTAATATTTAATTGTTCATTTTCTCTTAAAATAGATTTAAGCTTTATCATATTACCGTATTCCTTTAGCAATATTCAATGCTTGTTGTTTTGTCATATAAGGATTTTTATACCACGCTTTACGAAGAGATTTCATAATTTTTCCAATACGCGGACCGGGTTCTATACCCATAGCAATTAAATCTTCTCCTGTAATAGGAAGAGTTACTTTATCCATTTTCATATTTTCTTGTCGCAAACGTTGCCGAACCATTTCAATTTGTCCGGGCATAGTTGAAGAATCCGCATGAGATATATTATCAGCATGTATAACATCCAATAAATGTTCTAAATACTCTCCCATTTCAATTTTAAATTCGCGCAGAGTGGCGTCAGATAATTTTGAAGCATCATCGCCTCCGTGTTTTAATTTCATATGATATTTACACCCAAGTTTAACCGCGTCAATATCTATTTGTGGATATTTAAGATTCGACATAACCTTTTGAATAACGTCGGGTCCGGCCTCTTCGTGTCCATAAAAATGAACTCCGGTTTTTGTTACGGTGCGCGTAACAAGCTTGCCAATATCATGAAAAAGAGCCATTCGCCTACGAATTAATTCAGGCGGTGTTTTATCAAGAACTGCCATTGTATGGTCAAATACATCATCGGTATGATGAGCATTTTGCGTCATGCCAATCATTTGAGCTAGTTCCGGAGAAACATATTTTAATAATCCCAATTCGTTTAATTTTCGAAAAGCGGTGCTTGGGTCTTTGGTAACAATTATTTTATCTAACTCATCACGAATTCGTTCCCGAGAAATAAATTTAAGCCACTCTGCATTTTTCTTGATATTTTCTTCGGTTTCTTTAGAAAGGGAAAATCCTTTTTGAACCATAAATCGAATGGCACGTAACATTCGTAAAGGGTCTTCCCTAAAAATAATTTCGGGGTCCGAAGTAGTAACAAGTTTCCCTTTTTTAATATCATTAATTCCCTCCCCAGTTAAGTCGTGTATTTGCCCGGATGTTAAATCTAACATCAAACTGTTACAACGAAAATCTCGGCGAAAAACATCATCGGACAATGTTCCGGGAAGAACCTTAATCGGTTTTCGATTACCTTTTTCATAAAATTCTTTACGAGCCGAAACTGCTTCTACATCCACGCCTTCTAAGTTTACTCCATTATAAATCCCCGTTAAATCAACTTTAGCGGTTCCAAATCTCGGAAAAACAACAGGATTAGAATATAATGAATAATAATTATTATAATCTTTAACTGCTTTAATAAAGGCGGGGTCATTTTCTAAAGGAGTAGATTTAGGCGCACCATAATCATCGACTTCAATATGAGATGGAAAAGTTGGCGGGGGCGTAGTTGGTCCCTTATAATTACCCATTTCTTTAGCTAACCATGAAGTAAATTTTAAAGCTCCAAAAATAGAATTGCTGACTATAGTTAAATCAATATCCTTGGGAGTTTTTCCCATAATCATATCTCGAACAGGGCCGCCGGCCAAATAAACCATATTTTTAAATGGCCCTGTATTAACTTTTTCCTTTAAAAAGTCTATTGCCGCTTTGGCTTGTTCATCGGTTATTGCTTCTGTAAGTAAAGATTTATCTTTTGATGTAAGGAAATTTATTAATTTATCTAATTTTTCAAAAGAATTCCAAACTCCTATATCTCGAAATGCTGATTTAGGAGGAGTTTCTTCAAATGTTTTAGCCGCGGCGGAATAAACCATTAAAGCAAAACGATAAGTTTCCATTCCAATTTCAAAAGTAATTTTATCAATCTTATCTTTTAAATTTGAAAAAGAATTCATATATTTTTTTACTGATGGAGAAATTTTTTGAGAAACATTAATTAAATTAGATATAATATTTTGTGAAAATTCATTACGTTGTAAATTTAAATAAAGAGGCTTGCCATATTCTAAAAGAGTCTTTTTTATAATGTATATTTCTTGAGCTATATGTTCTGCTTCGGTTGATGTAATAGAGGTAGATTTCCCTAAACTGCGGTCAATAGAACCAAGAATACAATGAGCAGCTTCCAAAATTGTTTGTAACCCCACTTCATATTCAGTATTATATCCAAATCCTCCTCCGGGTGGAATTCCGCCATAATCTTTATCACACCAGCTAAATTCCAAAATATTTTTAAGCTTAATCATAATTTCCTTTTACAATCCTTACTCCATATTGTTTTGATAATCTTTCAACAACATGTTTTATATAAGATGTACCAGATGTTGTATAAGGACCTGTATCTAAAACTCCACCGTATTTTTTAATAAGACGAAAAAAAGATTCTAAAAGAGATTTAGCATATCCTTTATTTTTATCTTCTTGTTTAGGAGTACAAATATTATCAAGATAAAATATACGGGCAACTGGCTCATATCTATATCTTAAATATGATTTTGGAGTTTTTAATTCATATTCCCAAATACCATCCCCAACCAAAGATTTTTTTTGGATTGTAATCTGATTTAAATCTTGAGTTTCAATTTCTTCACGCATAGAAGTAGATTTTTTCTTTTTTATAGTATTATTAGGTTTATAAAAAGAATGATTCCCAATTTCTGTAGTTTTTATCATACTTCTCATCCATGATGGATGTACTAATTTTGGATTAAAATAACATATGGCTCCTTTTGTAATATCAGGAAGGTTACCTTTAGATGCTTGATATACAATTTTAATAGCTTGTTTCCACTGTTCATCATTTTTAACTTGTTTAGCAAATGTTAAAGCTACTTGTTCTGGATTAGATATATTATTCCAAGCCGAAAATTGTTTAGAAGCTAATGCAATATCTTTGGCTTTTTTAAAATCTCCTTTAGCTCTATTCATAATAACATTCATTACAGCTTGCATTCCCCGTTCGCCTTCACCTCGAGCTTCCTTCCATAAAGTTGCAGCTAAAATATATTCATTTGTAATATTATAAGTTTTAGGTGAAGTAGTTGATACAACTTGCACTATAGCTGGTGGCATATCTATAGATTCGTGCATATTGGATTGTTTTTGTTTAATCAACTCTATAATTTTTATAAGTGATTGTCCAGCATTTTTAATGAGCTCTTCTAGTCCAAAATGCATTGGATAAGGCCATTTTCCCCATTCTACCCATTTAAAATTATCATTTTCCCAATTAAGTCGAGGATAAAATTGAAATGGGACAAGTATAAGATAATTATGACATTTAAAGTTATATTTTTTATCAGTAAAAGTCCAAAGATAAACTATTTTATAATTTCCATTATATTTAGTTTCTTCTTTAATTTCTCTTATAAGAGCATTTTCGGGCGATTCATTTTTATCTATTTTTCCTCCCCAAGTTCCCCATGTAAGAGGTTCAAAATCAACTTCGCTACTACGATGGGCCAACAAAATACGACCCGTGTCTTCGGCAATAAAAATGCCTCCTACTGCTCCCCGCCCATCGTCCCAATATTTTTTATTAATACTGGAGGAATCTAAATCGTTATATTCATCTTCATCTTCATCTTCATTAAGATATAATTTATATGGTAAAAATTTCATATAGGTTAATAGATATAATATAAATAGAAAAATAAATTGCTAAATATTTCATTTTAAAGAAGATGTTTTATTTATTATCACAAATAAGTTATTATAGTAATATCAAAATGTTTTCTCTTAATTACATGTCTTTATATTTATAAGAAAGAGAATTTTATAGATAATAATTTTATGGCCATAAGTAATCAAGCTCTAATTCGTTTTCCTGGTAGCGGGTCAGCCGTCGCAGGAAATACTGCCTTTGGTATGTATGACAACGACCCCCAATTTCAAAAAGATTGTTATAATTCTATGATTTGGGCTGCTCGCCGGCTCGGGTATCCTACCGTTGCTATTGAAATGATAGATATACAGTTTTATGCTGCTTTTGAAGAAGCCTGTAACGTTTATAATGCCAAAGTTAATGAGTACAATATGATTAATAATATGTTGGCTTTACAGGGGCTTAATCGAAATACAAGTATTACGGGGAGGGTTGTACAAGGGTCTGGCCTTACACAAATTATAAATATTGCTAAAGATTATGGGTCTGAAGCAGGAACGGGCGGAAAAATTGATTGGAAAAAGGTAAGTATTCAAATTAATCCGATGCAACAAGATTACGATTTACAGGCTCTTATAGGAGATGTTTTTGAAAATTGTGACCGTATTGAAGTTAAAAGAGTATTTCATTATCGCCCCCCCGCTTTTGCTCGTATCTATGACCCGTTTTCTATGACGGGTATGAGCTATTCTAACGTTTTACAAGAGCTAGGATTTGGTGCGTATTCTCCGGCCGTTCAATTTTTAATGACACCAATTTTTGAAGATTTACTGCGAGGACAAGCCATACAATTTAATGATTTGGTTCGTAAATCAGCTTTTTCATTTGAAATGGTAAATAATCGGCTTCGAATTATGCCAATTCCAACTACTAGCTTTAAATTATGGATTGAATATATTAATGAACGAGAAAGATATGAAGCATCTGCTCTTTCTCCAGCCGGGTCTGCGGGACAAGTTTCATCAGATTTTGCAAATATACCATATGTAAATCATCCTTATTCAACCATTAATGACGCTGGAAAACAATGGATTCGAGATTATTTCCTTGCTAATTGTAAAGAAATTCTTGGAGCTATTCGACAAAAGCATCAAGTTATTCCAATTCCCGGAGGTGAAGTGACTCTTGATGGAGCCGAACTTCGCTCGGAAGCACAACAAACCAAGGAACGTCTGTTAGATATTTTGAAAGAACAACTCGAGGCAGCGGGAAGGTTCAGCCAAATAGAAAAACAAGCAGCAATGTCTGAACAAATTCAAAATACATTAAAGGGAGTTCCTTTACTTATTTATGTGGGCCTTTGGATGTTTTGTGCAATAATTATTGGTATATAAATATGAATTTACCCGGAAGATATTTTTCAGAAAGAGACATTTCATTCATCAATGGTATTAATGATGAATTATTAGGCGATGTTATTCAAACAGAAGTACTTTGTTTTAAAATGTGTGCGGATGCTACAAAAATAAATATCTATGGTGAAAGCAGTGCCAAATCAGGTAAACAATATTACCCACCCGTACAATTAGTTTGTTTGGTTGACCGGGCCGATATTTCTACTGATGCCGATGATTTTGGACCCGACCGTAAACAAAATGTAGTTTTTAAATTCATGGAAAAAGATTTACAAGCTCTTAATTTTTATCCTCAAACAGGAGATTTAGTACATTTTAATGACCGTTATCATGAAGTAGATGATATAGTTCAAGAACAATTTTTAGGAGGAATTCCAGATAAATCCTTTAGTATAATTGTAAATACTCATTATACCAGTCTTAGCAAAATTGATTTGGTAGAAAGGCAGTCATAATCTATGGGTCGCTGGCAAGGCAATATAAAAAATCCCACTCCAAATGCGGTTAAAGAAACTATTGAACGAAGTGAAAAATTTATCACTGACAATGACCCCACTGCTTTCGTTAGTAATAACCGAGCTGAACAAGTACGGCGTGATAAAGATAATCAAAAAGATTTCACTATCACTTTTTATGATATAGATGAAACTATTCTTACTCATCTCCAACGACTCCAAATTCAAATTACAGATATAGGAAAACGAGTTAATGTTCCCATTTTCTTTGGACCACCGGAGCGATGGGTCTCGGCTCAAAGAGATGGATATATCAGAGATAAACAAGGTAAAATCATGCAACCCGCCATGATTATTAAAAGGTCTAATTCAGAAAATGACCAATCTCTAATGTTTTTTAACCGATATCTTGATACCCCATCTATAAAATTATATTCTGAAAAAAATAAATATACCAAATTTAGTGCGCTGACGGGACAAAATGCACCCGTTAATGAAATTTTTAATGTCCTTGTTCCTAAACATATGATTCTTACTTACCATTGTATTGTATGGACTGCTTTAGTTGAACAAATGAACGAAGTAATACAAACCATTCTTTATAATACTCAAGATTACTGGGGCAGTAAAAAAGGATTTCGATTTCGTGTAAATATTGAAGGAAATTATACTCATAATATTGAAATTCAATCTGGCGACGAACGTTCTGTAAAAACCGAATTTGATTTACGTACTCATGGATATATCTTGCCCGATACAGTAACTCATTTAGAACGTCATAAAATGACTACCCAAAAACGAATGACTAAGAAAAAATTTATTATGGGTATAGAAGTCGTTAAATCAGATTTTGAATTATCACAACAATTAAATTATCAAGAAAAATGGAGAAGTCCAAAATATCCCAATTTAAGATATGATACTGTTATTCCCGAACCCGGTATAACAGTAGATACAACAATTAAAGATAATAGTTTCCTTGAGGCCGGCCCCCACGTAGGAATTAAAGTAGATAATTCTCCTTTGTTTTTGCGAATTGTTCCCGTTCCTACTTCTCAAAACGCAGGCGGTCAAGACGGAGATATATCTTATGACGATAAATATTTATATGTTCATATTGACCACCAATGGAAATGGGTAGCTATTTCAGAATTCACAAACTCATGTGAAGACGGTATGCCTCTATTTGGAACCCCAGGCTCTATCGAATTTAATAATAATTTTTTCTATATTTATAGTAAAGGAATGTGGAGAAAAGTTGCTTTGTCCGAATTTGGTTCGGGTGCAAATGGTCATCCGGGAGATGTAATGTTTGATACTAATTATTTCTATCTCTTTACAGGCGGACAATGGAAGCGAGTGGCATTAGCATCACTTAAATCAAATACAACAAGTTGCTTGGAAAAGCCGTCTCCCGAAGGATATCCGCCCGAAGGATTTTCAAAACTTGTATTATCTACGACCCAATAAGACAATATGAATTATAATGTAAAAGATATTTTTTTAGAACGAGCAACAGCAAATAAAACTTTTGAAGAATATGTTCTTCGTACTCAACAAAATGGTGTTGTTGTTACCGATTCATATGGAAATTTAGTAATTATATCAACTTCTTCTTTTTGGGAAGCATCTTCTAATAATACAATTTCTTCCTCTTATGCTTTGACCGCATCGTATGCGGAAAGTGCATCATATGCGGAAAATGCTTATAGCTCAGAAATATCTAATACAGCCTCATATATTTCTATTACAAATTATTCTTTATATTCTACAATTTATACTTCTTCGATGCATTGGATAACATGTAGTTTTCTTACATCTAGTCAAATTGTAGATTTTAAAACCGGGTCTGTAATTTATGCTTTTACATCAAGTGACCATCCTTCAGATGGACAATATGCTGATATTATTTTATATATTAATAATACATTTGAAGGAGAAAATTCAGCTTCTTTATCATTTCCTTCTGAATGGATAAATGTAGCGGGAAGTTGGCCTACCCGCATTAATAAAGGTAAAAAAGCAATAATATGGCTAAGAGCATATGATTTTAATACGGTTATTGGAACATATAATAAACAAGATTAAATGCATGTAAATCCATCCATAATAGGAATTTTAATTGCTGCAAGTGCCAATAAAACGGCATCATTTAATCCTTTATTGGATGTTACTCATACTGATGCGTCTTGGTATGCAGCCGATAAAGAAACAAAATATATTAATAATGATACTGCATCTGTATGGACCGATTTTGGAATAAACGGAAGAAATCTTGGAAGTGCAGGTTCAGTTATAGGACCATATTATAAAACAAATAAAATTAATTCTTTACCCGTATTTGAATTTTCCGCTTCAATGTATTTAACAGCTTCTTCTACACATACTAATAATTTTTTCAGAAATGAATATAAATCTGTATTTTTAGTATTTATGGAAACAAATCTTTCACTTAATTGGTGGGAAAAAGCATTGATGGCTTGTGACCCAGGAGGCGGTAACAATGATAAATGGATTTGGAGCATAAATGCCTCGGGCCAGGTGATATGGGAATGTCATCTTAAACTTACTAATTGCAATAATGAATTAAAGTCAACCACAAACAATGTATTTGCAAATACATGGACAATAGCTGAATTTGTAAGAGACGACGTAATAGTAAATAACTATATTAATGGTACAGTTAAAATAGAAGATGCTTTTTCTTATTGTTATCCCACATCTATAAACGCTCCATTTTCAGTTGGATGGGCCGAAGGAAATTCGGCAAATACATTTACAGGACACATGGCCGAATTATTATTTTATAAAGATGTACTTTCAACATTTGACCGGAAACGAGTGGAAGGATATTTAGCTTGGAAATATGGATTACAAGAAAAACTTCCTGTGAGTCATCCTTATTTATCTGCGCCACCAACAACATCTAGGTTATTACAATAGTTATGTCATTTGACAGCACTCCAAACAGATTGGAAGCGGCCTTTATACAAAGGGATAAGACCAATAAATATTATGAACAGATTAATATTTCTGGTTCCAATCTTGTTGTTTACCTTGATGAAGACGGGTTTTTAACCGCCGATAAAGTAAACGTATGGGCTGCCAAGTATAGTATAGGTGGCGGCGGGGGAGGGGGCGGAAGCGGAGAAACATCGATTAGTTCTTCTTGGGCAAGTTCGTCTATTCAATCTTACTATTCCACACAATCTCTTTATGCAACGCAATCCATTTCAGCTTCTTATGCAAAAACTGCTTCTTATGTAATAGGATTGGCTGGAAATTCGAATAGTTCTTCTTGGGCAAGTTCGTCTATTCAATCTTACTATTCCACTCAGTCGCTTTACGCAACCCAGTCACTTTACGCAACAAATTCTATATTTGCTTTACATGCTGATTTTTCAGACGGGGCATTTATTGCAATAAGTGCTTCATGGGCCTCATCGAGTATTTCATCTTCTTATACATTATCATCTTCCCAAGCTGAGACTGCATCTTATATAGAATCAAATAATATTATAGGAACGGTTTTATCATCTTCTTATGCTTTAACTGCTTCTAATGTTGAAACATCTTCTTTTGCAGAAACAGCTTCTTATTCTAATACATCTTCAATTGCACTTTTTACTTTTTTTGCAGATAATACTAATATTGCAATAAGTGCTTCATGGGCTTCATCCAGCATTTCATCTTCATATTCGGAAACATCTTCTTATATTCAATCTGCTTCTTATACTTTAACATCTTCTTATTCTTTAACGGCTTCTTATATTTTTGGTGGCAGCATTGAAGACGGGGGGTCATATAATATAAGTGCCTCGTGGGCTTCATCCAGCATTTCATCGTCTTATTCGATATCATCGTCTAATGCTGAAACGGCTTCTTACATAACTTCAGATAATGTTATAGGAACTATTTTATCATCTTCTTATGCGTTATCTTCTTCTTATAGTTTAACGACATTTAATGCAGAGACATCTTCTTATGTTGAAACCGCATCTTATTCTAATACGGCCTCGGTTGCAATTTCGTCAACTTTTGCAAATACTTCTGATATTGCAATAAGTGCATCTTGGGCCTCGTCCAGTATTTCTTCATCTTATTCATTAATTGCTAGTAATGCATATAATGCAATTTCAGCATCATATGCTCCGCAAAGTGGTGTTATTGTAAATGCTGAATCCGCATCGTATATTTTAGGAAATTTAGTGGATGGTCCTGTATCCCAATCTATTTCTTCTTCATTTGCATCAAGTTCTATATCAGCTTCCTATGCTAATTTAGCGGAAACTGCTATAAGCGCTTCTTGGGTATCCGCTTCTGTTTTTATTACCTTGGCTCAAACAGCTTCTTTTGTTACATCCTCTAATATAGTAGGAATTGTAGAAAGTGCTTCTTATGCTTATTTTGCTGAATCTGCTTCTGCATTAACTTTTATTCCTAATTTAGCAAATCTTACTACACAATCTTTATTTTCTACACAATCTTTATATGCAACACAAAGCATATCATCATCTAATGCTGATACAGCTTCTTTTGCTTTTACTTCATCATTAACAATTTCTTCATCATATTCATATACTTCATCCTTTTCTTTTTGGACAACTACAGCATCATATGTATCTGCTTCGGGAGTAGATGGCTCGGTATCTGCATCAATATATGCAATTACATCTTCATATGCATGGAATGCCGCAACCGCATCCCGAGCTATTTCAGCTTCGTATGCTCCAATGACAGAAGAAATAGATAATGCTATTTCGGCGAGTTATTCCGAGACTGCAAGCTATGCAGAATATAGTCAATTTGCATCCCAATCGTTAACATTAGACCCATACTCTGAGTATTCTATAAGTGGTTCTTTCTCAGGCTCATTTTTTGGGTATTTAACTGGATTAGCATCTTCAGCAAGTTGTGTTGAAACAAGCTCATTATCCTTTTTATCATATACCTCTCATACATCAGATTTTGCTCTTGATTCCATGTTTGCTTATTCAGCAAGCCATGCAGTTACTTGCAGTGTTTATATTACAAACTATCAAACCGCTTCAGTTTTTTCGGCTTCATTTGCTTCTCAATCATTTTCGGCAAGCTATGTTCCAATGGGAAGGTCAATTGTTTTATGTGCGGCTTATACACCTTTAATAACTGGACCAGACGCCGCCGAATATATTATACCTTTTAGTCCATTGGGCGATGGAACAATTCCGGTTACATGGAATGTTAAAAAATTTACTATTAGAGCCCAAACGCCAGAAACTATAAAAACAACAATAAATATAGAAAAATCCACGGGTACAGGAATTTTTAATCCTGAAATAATCGGGTCTCTAACTCTTCCGTCTTCGTCATATGAAGAATATAGCGGGTCAATACCGTCACAAACATTAAACAGTGGTGATAAAATTCGGTTTAATGTTATTAATCTTGGATTTTCTAAAAACTGGACTATAATAACTGATATTTCTAACGCTTAACTCTATTTATAAACAAATATGGCTACATCTCAATTTACAGTTTATTCAGCATCAGACCCCTATGGTCCCGGTCCAATAACAGGAACAACGGGGTCTCTTTTGAAAATTTTAAATGCTTGTTTAGTAGATGGTTATGAAGGAAAGCCCGCAGCAGGGTGGGAAAAACCATTTCCTGATATCTCTTCTTCGCTCGGGTGTTTTCGAAATAGTGCGTCCGGAACAGGATTCTATCTCCTCGTAAATGATTCGGGAGGGTTTGGGGGAGCGGCTGAAGCATCCCTCGTGGGGTGGGAAACCTTGCATAGCCTGACTTCTTCGAATTATGGTCCGGAACAGAGAAATCATTATACGGCATCGATTGGGGCTGGATGGGGACAATTTCCTACCCCGGAACAATCTCTTACGGTTGGTAAAGTAGTTACAAGAAAAAGTGTAGATGCAAATTCTATTCCGAGATATTGGGCAATTTTTGCTGATAAGTACACCATGTACATGTTTATTTCAAATGGAGCCGTTGCTAATTGTTATACGGGATGGATGTTTGGAGATATATTTTCTTTGGCCGGAAATAAAGATAGATATCGTTGTATGATTGTTGGAAGAGAAAGAGATGATATTTCAACACTGGCTGCATCTTTTATCATACCTTCTTCGAAAAACCCTCCTTCCCCTTCATCGACGTGGGATATGTTTGACCAATCTTACATTTACAATCCTTATTCCCCTTCTTCAATACCTAATTCGGGGTTATCTGGATATTGTATTGGACATTATATGGCAAGAACGGCGGGCGGCGGCGGCTCTTCTATTCAAGTGGGGAAAAATTTTGATACGGGAAAGGGCTGCGTTGGTCATTGGGGTTCAACGTGTTGGTTTGGGCACCCCATGTTAGGATGGCTTCCGGCTCCAAATCCTACAGATAATTCTTATTACTTATCTCCTGTGAATATTATTGAGCCTAATGCCTCTTTAATAAGAGGAAGATGGAGAGGAATATATCAAGTATGCCATCAATCAAATAATTTTACAGATGGTCAAATTTTTCAAGGCTCGGGAGATTATGCTGGAAAATCCTTTATGATTGTTAAAAATATTGGTTCTTTGGGAGGATTTTGTGCGGTGGAAATTTCACCAACTGTAGAAACAAATTAAAATTATGGCATTTAAAATTTTCAGGCCTGGAATTGAAGAAGCCCCGTATCTTTATGGAGACACAGGGAGTTTATTATCGGTTTTGGATTATTGTTTAATTACTGGTTCGGGATGGCTTAAACCAATTCCAAATACAGGAAGTTTTCCTGCTCAGCCAGATACAATGACTTATGCTTGTTATCAACAACCCACGGGGTCGGGAAAAGTATTATTTTTAAATGATGGCCAGCCACATAGCACTGCATTGGCAAGGGAGGCATGGGCAACAGGATGGGAAGTTATTCTTGATTTGTCGGCATCCGTAAAAAACAGTGTTGGATATGGAATAGCTCCATTTCCAACATCGTCTCAGTTAACATCGGGAATGTCTGCTCCTTATGGACATGTAGTTATTAGGAAAAGTGCAACCGCCGATAAAGTTAATGACCGGCCATATGTTCTCGCAGCGGATTCAAGCTCATTTTATCTACTTATAAAAACCGGAGATAAAAATAGTTATTTTGGATTTGCATTTGGAGATTGCTATTCTTTTGTAAGCGGAACTATTGACCCATATAAATGTTTTATTATGGGAAGAAGTGCTGAAAACTCAAATGCTACTACAAATGAATCTTTTGACATTCTTTCAACCATATTTACTGGAATTCCAGGAATATATATTGACCGAAATTATACTGGGGTATCTCTTAGTGTTACAGCAAGTAAACATGGGGATGGTATAAAAGGAAGTGCTACTCAATTTAATGGAAATATTCCATACCCTCACGGCCCAGATAATTCTTTATATGTAAGCCCGATTTGGCTTATTGAGTCGGGAGCTCCAAACTCTGTTAGAGTAAGAGGAATGCTACGAGGAATTTATCAAGCTTGTCATGTAAGTACTAGTTTTGTAGATGGTCAGGAATTTTCTGGGTCTGGTGATTATGAAGGTAAAAGTTTTTTGGTTGTAATGCCAACTCCAAATAACGGGGCAATTTTTATTGAAACTTCAGATACGCTTTTAACTAATTAATATATGCCGACAAGTATTATAAATCAAAGCGGGTCTATTGTTCGGGGAAATCGAGCAAGCAGGATATTTATAACAATTGGCGCAATTCATAATCGAATGGGAGAAGCATCTACAATAGGGGCATTACAAGGAATTTGTTTAGGAGGAGTATCTAGTATCAATGGTGATAGTATGACCAGACATTTACAAGTTGGAGTAACACAAAGTTATGATGACGGATTTCTATCAGCTCCGTGTTTATGTTTGACTCAGCCGGGGTTTTGGCGATTTCGATGGTCAGTTAAAAACGGGCCGAGGGCTGTATATGTGTGGGCAAAGAATGATTCGACGGGGTCAAAATATCGCCCAAGTATGGTTGTAAAATCAAATCCACAAGTAGGATTAATGTCTGATATATCTGCATGTGCCGAAGATGGGGCGGGGTGGAAACAAATTGGGCCAATAAATTTTATAGCAAATGGAAATGGAGTAGTGTGGGTAGAGTTGCATAATAATCAAGTTACTGCTCCGAGTGCTTCATATTTTGACCGTATCATAACAACATAATATGTCAAACCAAGTGAATGAATTTATTGTGTGGGACCAGATAACTCCCGTAGTTAATGCGGGAACTGATGGTGACTTTGAAATAATTGACCAGGAAACTCCTGATGAAGATAGGGATGAAGGATGGGATATTTCTACTTCTATAATAAGGAGACGAGTAGTTAGTTTTTAAAACTATGTATATTTATTATCCAAGTAATGCGAAGGTATATGTTCGACAAGTTTACGGACCAAATTTGATTACAGAACAATGGATTGGAGCGGGTCCAGACCAAGTTATTGTTATTTCGGGGTCGTACCCGCCATCATCCTCGATGGATTTCATCACGGCAAGCTTTTGTACAACATCTTCTTATGCAGAAACTTCAAGTTATGCTTCAAATGGAGGGGGAAGTGAAGTTGATATTTTACAAATACAAATTTTTTCATAAATCATATGGCAAATACATATCTAAAATTACCTTTGAGTGAATCCACTAATGGAAAACGAATATTAATAACGGCAACTAAGTCATCTTCTGCTACGCCCATACATACAGCGGTTGCGGGGGAAGAAGCATTAGACGAAATTTGGTTATATGCTTATAATGATTCTACGGCTAGCTTGGCTTGTAGTATTTTATGGGGAGGAACCGATGAACCAAATGATGTAGATAGAACTAATATACCTCCTCGTGGTGGAAGAGTGTTAATAGAAGATGGAAGATTATTACAAAATGGTCTTACAGTTTCAGCTTATGTATCTTCCAGCAACAATTCTATATCAATAGACGGATTTGTAAATAGAATAATACCATCTTAAATATGTCTAATATTCATACATTAGTTAGAGGTCAAAGAAGACTTAAATTAGCTGAATTAAATGGGACTATTACTATTCCTGCACAAGTAGCTAATTGGTCCGCGAGAGTTGTAAATAATGGGGGTCCTAAGCCTAGTGAAAAAACCATTATGATATTGTCAGAATTTTATCAAGGATTAATAGATAATAATCTTTTATCAAAAATGGTAGCTGTTAATTGTTTTGTTCCTGATAGTATAAGTGCATCTATAACACCTTTAATTGTTGGTCCGGGGCAAGACCCCTGGACAAACACTAATTTTGCACCCGGGGATTTAAGCATTAAGGGGTTGGCTGGTAATGGTAGCAATAAATATCTTAATTCGGGAATTAATCCTTATTATGTTTTTACAGATACAAGTGCAGGCATGACTACATATATTTCTAATAATCCTTCGCCCGCCTCGAATGCTCTTGATGGGGTTGCTCCCGGCGGGGGTCGACTTATTATATGAATGGTTGCTACGCCAATTTGCAACTATGGCACTGTTGGAATAATTCTGCTGGACAAGGAAATGCGTCTTGTCCGGCTCCTCAGCCAACAGGATATACGTCGGGAAATAGAACGGCGGCAAATCATAGTGCTATTTATTTTGCGAGTTCAACTTTTGCTCATACTCAATCAGTACTTATTAAAACTAATGGCGGGTCTAGGCCAAATGATGTGGCATGGGTATTTGCTAATAAAGTAGGAGGTTCAGCTCAATTTCCACATACACATACACTTTCTTTTCATGCTTTTCATCAGGGTTTACTTGAAAATGAAAGTGTAATATTTTATAATCTTATACAGCAAATGAGAATGTCATTGGGCGGAGGATATGTATAAAATTAATAAAGTATTAAGCCGGTCTTAATATTTTAAAAAGATTCCTCTATTTATTAGATATAATTGTTTTATTTTAACAAACGAGAATAGTTTATAATAATATGTCACAAACAATAAAAATTACAGAATCCGAATTTTCGGAAATTAAAATGTTACAAGGAAAATTTCAAGAATCCATTTTTAAATTGGGCAGTCTTCAAGTTGAAAAAATGGAATTAGACCGTCTTGTTACTGATTTTGTTGAGAAAGAAAAAAAACTTAAAGAAGAATGGATATCTCTTCAAAAACTTGAACAAGGACTTTTAGACAAGCTTGTACAAAAATATGGAGAAGGAAATTTAAATATGACGGATGGAACATTTACTTCGACATCTCCAAAATAACCATTAATGGTTATGACTTCAGAAGAATTTATTTTTGAATATTTAAAGGCAGACCAAGATACGGGTGCCGGAGCATATGAAAAGATGATATCTGCTATTAATACCTTTAATTGGGAAGAAGTAAAAAATTATATTCTTAATCTTAAATATTATTATTTTTTACGAACATCTTATTGGTTAATAATTTCTCAAGAAATAAAACGACGGGCTAATTGGCGTTGTTCTTGTGGATGTCGAGAGAATTTACAAGTACATCATACTGAAGAAGGAAATGTTTATCACGGCGAAGAACATTTACTTAAAGGATTAGTATGTTTATGTAAAAAATGTCATCGAGAATTACATGGTGTTTTTATAAAAGTAGCTGATAAAAAACGCAGGCGAGATAATAAGAAAAAAGATATATTATCTCAAATTCCTTTTGGACCAATTAGAATATCAGAAAGTAACATAACGGGGTCTTCCTTTGGATTAACCAGAAAAATGTTAGAAGAAATGGAGCGAGAAGGTCGAATTTGGATAGACCGTCCCATTTATGATGAATGGCAAATTCATCGAATATGAACTACCCCTACGCTAAAGACGTAGTGGTTTCGGTTCCAACCAACCGCCCATTATTTTTAATGGGTCTTACATCAGGACAAACCGCTAACTCCGTAGTTCCTACGGTTAAATTTAATCCTTGCCGAAGGATATTTTGTGATGCGTTAAAATCTCTATCCAACCTTCGTTGGCATCGTGGACAATCCCATTCTCTCATATTCAATGTGAGATTATCATTTACATATCCACAATGAGAGCAGGTCTTGGAGGAAGGAAAGAACCTGTCAATCTTCACAAGTTTTCGTCCATACCAATCTGCTTTATAGGTTAATTGCCTCACCAGTTCTCCCCAAGAAACATCTCCAATGGATTTGGACAAACAATGATTTGCCATCATATTCTTAACACTTAAATCTTCCAAACAAATCACTTGGTTTTCGTTAATGAGTTTGGATGTTATTTGGTGAAGATGATTATGACGAATGTTGGCAATCTTTACTTGGAGTTTGCCAACTCTCAATCTTGCCTTGTCTCTACCTTTGGAATCTTTCTTGGTTCTACTTAATGCTTGTTGTCGTGTCTTTAATAGTTTCTCATATTTTTTAGTGGCCTTAATGTTGTCAAATCTCTGTCCATCGGAACATTGGACTAATGTTTTCACTCCTAAATCTATGCCTATGATTTTGTCCAGTTTGGATTTCTTCTCAATGTTTCTACTCACTCCAATACAAGCATAATATTGACCTGCTTTGTTTTTGATGATAGTGGCATAGTTAATCTCTCCTTCCACGGGTCTATGCTGGTCAATCTTTATGCCTTCCTTAAACTTTGGGAAATATATTCTTCCATCTTTAATCGTGACGAATTGTGGAACACGAAATGATTGCTTGTTCTTCTTACTCTTAAATCGTGGAAACTTTGCCAGTTTCTTAAAGAACCGATTGTATGCTCCATCCAGATGTTTAATGGCGTGTTGGAGAGATTGGGCATTACACTCATTCAACCATTCGGTTTCAGGTTGTTCCTTAATCTTGGTCAACTCTTTCGCCATATCCACATAGGTCAATGTTTTTTTGGCAAGTTGTTTCTCCTTCGCTTCAAGGTAAAAACGGGTTCTTCTATCTAAAAAGAAATTGTAAGTCCATCGTATGCTACCAAAGTGTTTGGACAACAGGACTTCCTGCTCTTTTGTGGGAGTTAGTCGAAGTTTGTATGTATAGTCCTGTTTCACAATATAATTATTCTATTCTACTTTCTGGAATATACATATATGAGAGAACAGAAAAACGATTAACTTTTTGTGAAGAAATATCATACAACATCACATTCCAAGTATCTACTCAAAGCACATCTTGTTTTTGTTTGTAAATATCGTAAGCAGTTGTTGACCTATCCCATTAACAAGGCGATGAAACAGATAATGTTTGATATTGCCAATGAGTCGGATTTTGAGATTGAAGTGGTGGAATGTGACAAAGACCATATTCACCTAATGGTGGACTATCCGCCTACCTTGGCCATTGTGAGTATCGTCAATCGGTTGAAAGCAGTATCCACTAATAGGATTTGGAAACAAATTGGTGTTTTGTTGAAAACTCATTTCTGGAAAGAAAAGACCTTTTGGAGTGATGGTTATTTCGCCTGTTCAACTGGTGATGTTTCTTCGGAAACAATAAGAATGTATATTGAGAGTCAGGGATGATTTTTCGCCATTCATCTCCTACGCTAAAGACGTAGGAGTTTTCTGGCGAACCAAAGATAAAACCCCCGCCGAACAGCGGCGGGGGGTTAAAGAGATATGGTTAATGGTAGTCAAACAAATGAACGTTGTTAATCCTATTAACCTCAATCTCCATCTTTGTGACCAGTTTGGTTGAATATTATTTAATAATCCAACCAATTATAAATATATTTATATTCTTTCAAAATTCTTTTCTTTTAAAAATATTTTCTTTATTTTTTAATTTCTTTATAAAATTTTTAATCTTCTCAATATTTAGGAGATATTTATAAACAAGTCAACAATGAACTTTCTAAAGGAATAACTTATGCCAATAGTAGAAGGTGGAAGATTTTCTCCTGAAAACCGTATCGTTAGCCCGGGAGTATTTACCCGAGAAATAGACCAATCCGGAATTGCTCAAGGCGTAGCAGAAATCGGAGGCGTTGTAGTGGCTCCATTTGCTAAAGGGCCGGGTTTCTCGCCAACTCTTTGTAATACCGTAGCAGAACTGCATCAAAAATTTGGAGTTCCGGACGGGACCTTGTATGGGCCATATACCGCCACGCAATATTTACAAGAAAAGGGATTTGTAACCGTTTGTCGTGTTGGGGCTCTTACGGGATATCATCAAAAATATCCGTGGTTTATTTGGGCTGAAAATGGTACTTGGACTCGAACGATAGACCGTGGTTGGACAGACCCGACGGCTTCTTTTATTTATATGGAAGGGGCGTGGTTCTCCGGTACTGCTAATACTTCTTATGTTGCCCCGGAAATAATATCCGATGTTATATCAGACGAGACTCGAAGTATTCATTATACTTCCAGCTTTGGAAATACGGATGCCGGTGTAATTTCAGTATCTTATTCTTCTTCTTTTGAAGATGGGGATGTTGGACACACCGCTTCTTATTTTACAACTTCATATTATGGTTCGGATTTTACTGGAAAAGTTGTATTTCCATATGTACCGATTCAAATAAAATTAATGCCCGATGCTGTTGGAGCAAGTGAAGATTTCTTCCCAAATATTACAGCTTCATGGTCAATTCCCCGTGATGGGTCAACCCTTTATCATGGACAAGTAATAGCAGGAATTCTTAGTGCTTCTTTTGAATTCAATGGTACACTAAATGTTCTTACTGCATCTGTTAATTCGGAATCAATTGTAAATGCAATTATCAACGAACATAAACTTGTCGGAGATTTAGATATTTTATCTCCTTTTGGATTTTTAACTTCGGCAGAACCATTTGACCAATCATATTTCAGCGAATTTGCTACTGTGCAAATTAGCCAATCGGTCGATTTCTGTAATCGTCCGACCTTAAACTTTTTGGGGTTGCTTGAGGGTCCAATTGGCCCATATGATGGACAATTTGTCCCGGGCTCAAATGTTTCCTATGACCAATGCTTACAACAATGGGTTGGCAGCGGCTCGGCCTACAAGGTGTTGGCCGTTTTGGCTGATACAGCATGGTCGGGCGTCAATACCAAGCTTGAGTCTCCTGGATTCCTTGGTTCAATTCAAAGCTACAATCCAAGTGTTTCGGGAAGTGAATTTGTAAATCATCAGTTTGATTTACAACTTAGTCAGTCATTGGATGGAGGATATGGTACTTATCATTTCTCTATTGACCCCAATGACCCCCAATATATTACTAATGTATTTGGGAAAAATCCACAGGCTGGTAGGCAAGATTTGTATGCCAGAGGAACAAAGAAAGAGGCCGCATATATCTATAAGATTTTTGAAGATGATATTGCGACAATTGTTGCCGACCCGGTTCACTGGAAGGTTAACGGAACGGTTATGCCTTCCGGGTCTTGGATTGATGAGCCGCTGCAATTTACTGACCAGTGGTCACTCGACCTTCTAAATGGAGATTCAGAGTTCAGTCTTACAAATGCTTACACTCCTTGGGTAATTTCTCAGCAAATTTCTCCTTGGAATGGAGGAGCTCCGACCCGATTCCCATTGTTCCGTTTTGCAACATTGGCTGATGGTACAGATACAAATACTCAATTTAAAATTGAAATTAACACTGTTAAATTAGCTGGAACTGTTGCTGGTAGCGAATGGGGAACATTTAATGTTGTGGTTCGTGAATATAGTGATACTGATAAACGGCCTAAGATTCTTGAACAATATCCTAATTGTAATCTTGACCCAACTTCGCCGGACTTTATTGCTCGTCGTATTGGTGATAGATACAATTATATCCGATACGATGGTAAAATTATTGAATTCGGCACGTACGAGAATCTTAGTAAAAATATTCGTGTAGAAATGGCATCCAATCCATATCCGGTAACATCGGTTCCTTATGGATTCCAAGCATATGCAACTCCTGTAAATGGACAAATGGGAAATTGGTGCAATCCAATGGCGTATGCAAAAGCATCTCTATATGGTCTGTTCCCAGGAAAATATGCTTCGGGAATTGACTTTAATGGTCCGCCGGTGGGGGCAGATGCAGAATTAACTTCTTTGTATCCGACGTCTTCGGCGGGAGTAGAACATTGGCGGGATAACCAACAATATTTTGCTCCAATTCCGGCGCAAGCTACTTCAGGACAAAATACCATTTTTGCTCTGGACGAAGTTATTACTGAAAATGGTGTGGGAACGGGTTCTTATTTAGACTCATCTTTAAACGGTGTTATTCCGTCAATTTACGACGCAGCAAATGAGACCACTTATGTAAAAATGCGTAAGTTTGTATTTGGGTTCCAAGGTGGATTCTCTGGTCAATCTCCGGCAATTCATATCAATACGGGGGCTGATATTACTGCGGGAAATACGCAGGGTCTAAATTGTGCCAATAGTACCACGGCGGGTTCAATTGCTTATAGACAATGTATCGGTGCTCTAGGAAATTCTGATGAGTTTGATATTAATCTAATTGTAACTCCGGGAATTATCTATTCATTGCACACATATGTAGTTAATCTTACAATTGAAATGTGCGAGGCTCGCGGAGATTGTTTCTACATCCTTGACCTGTATCAAGATGACGGCAATCCGACTGCCGGACAGATTGACGAAGTTGTTTCTCTTGCTAGCGAGTTGGATACTAGCTATGCCGGAACTTATTATCCGTGGGTTAAGATTAAAGACACAAACATTAATCAAATCGTAACTGTTCCTCCGTCAGTGGTCATGCCGGCCGTTTATGCCGCCAACGATAGGGTTGCTGGTGAATGGTGGGCGGCCGCCGGTCTAAATCGTGGTGGCATCCAACAAGCTAAACAAGTGACCGACCGCACTACTCATTTAGAGCGAGATACACTCTACGAGGGACGAGTTAACCCAATAGCTGCATTCCCAGGACAGGGAATTGTAGCTTGGGGACAGAAGACCTTACAAGTTAAGGCTTCCGCGCTCGACCGAATTAATGTTCGTCGTCTGTTAATTGAAATCAAGAAATTCTTTGCTTCTACAGCAAGATATTTGGTGTTTGAACAAAATACAGCCCAAACTCGAAATAAATTCTTAGCCATTGTCAATCCTTATCTTGAAAGTGTACAACAACGTTCTGGATTGTATGCTTTCCAAGTTGTAATGGATGATTCTAATAATACTCCAGACCTTATTGACCGTAACATTCTTTATGGTCAAATTTATTTGAAACCAACAAGGGCTGCTGAATTTATTATCCTTGATTTCAACATCCTTCCAACTGGCGTTTCAATGCCTAATGGATAAAATAAAAATATAAATTAAATATAAATCAAAGAAAGATGGCTTAAAGCCATCTTTCTTTGTACATATAAATCTTTGTTATTATTAATGCGTAAAGATATTTCTTCTATATTTATATTTGTAATATGGACCATGAATATATTAAACATATAATGGCGTCTCCTTATGTAAATGAAGGAGCATTTGACCGATTAAAAGCTAGAGGTGCCCAAGCAATGGGTTCTGTCGGGGCAATGGTTGGAAATCAAATTCAAAATCCACAAGAAACTCAACTGCGTTCTCTTTGGAAAGGATTTATATTTTCACTTAAAAAAATTATGAATGATTGGTCAAAAAATGTTTCGCCAATGTTTACTGCTAATGTTAAATTGCCCGATGAAAGACAAAAATATATAAAAGAAACTTTGGATTCATTGGCAAAAACTTTAGAGCCAATGTTTACAAATAAAGTTACTTCTTTTGAAAGGGGATATGGGCCGGGGAGCGCCGGCTCATCTGTATATCCAAATTATAAACATCCTCAATCTTCAAATTCTCCGAATCCCACCATCGAAGAAGGATTTGGAGACGCTATGAAGGGATTATGGGCCGCGGCCAATCGGGGACTGGGAGCAAATAGAGCACTGGCATCTAATAATCCTTCTCGAATTTTAGATTCATATAAAAACCAAGTTTTATCTACATTTAATAGATTTATAAAAGACGCGGTTAAAGTGACTAATTTATCAGTTCAACGAATTTATAATTTACTTGCTAAGATGCAACCTGAATTGTCGGGGTGGCAGGCAGCGGGTAATATA